TGGATTCGAGTACATATCGGACGCACGAACCTACCGCAAGTACGCACAAGACCCGACCGTGAAGGTGGACTGGACTCGTATCTACGGCGGGAAGGTAACGGAGAACATCGTCCAAGCACTGGCTCGTATCGTTGTGGCAGAACAGATGGCGAGCATCGGACGCAAGTACCACGTTGCGTTTCAGGTACACGATGAGGTAATCATCACGGCCCCGGCAGATGAAGTGTCAAACGCACAGAAATTTGTTGAGGAAAGAATGTCTGCCGCACCGAGCTGGGCGAAGGACTTACCAGTTGCCTGTGAATCAGGCGTAGGCTTTAACTATGGAGAAGCGAAATGAGCGTTACCGAAATCACCAACCCAAAGCGCGACGAGATCAAGCGGGTACTGGAAGAAGCTATGGCAGAAGTTGACAGGGCGGAGGTCATCGGCGATGCCATCCTGCTACTCAAAGTCGACGGTGGATTCGTCCGGTACTCAACGGCAATCGACGACACCATGTCGCTTGTCGCCCACTTGGAACTGCTCAAGCACGATGTGTTGCGGCGTATGGCAGGTTGATGTACAGTCGACCTGCTGACTTACCAACCCACTGAGTGGGGTGGACACCTAGAGGGAAACCCCCTCTAGGTTCATATTCTTTTGGGGGATACATGCGCCTTTCACATTCTTATTCGTCTATCAAACTTTACGAGAACTGCCCGAAACGATACCTGCATCAGCGTGTGCTGAAGGAGGTTGAGGATGAAGGGGGTGAAGCCAGTAAGTATGGCGAAAGAATCCACGAGGCTCTGGAGTACAGGCTCAAGGAGGACAGGACGCTACCCCAAGAAGCTAGTCGGTACGAGGCGTTGTGCCAGTCCATAGTCAAAGCGGCAGAGGGTGGTGAACTACAAGTCGAACGAGAGATGACTCTCACAGACAACCTTACACCAACAGGTTGGTGGGATGCGGACGCATGGCTACGCTCCAAGCTAGACATCCTCATCATCAAGGGCGATACCGCCACGGTCATGGACTGGAAAACAGGTAAGCGTAATCCCGACTTTACACAGTTGGAAATGTTTGCCCTCCAAACCTTTAAGCACTTCCCCGAAGTGAACAAGGTCAAGACCTCATTCATATGGCTCAAAGACATGAGCATGGATTCAGAAACCTTTACCCGAGAGCAGACCAACGAGATGTGGGCGCGGCTAATGGGCAGGATACAGCGTATCTACGAGTCGGTGGAGCATGATAACTGGCCCCCGAAACCTAGTGGGCTATGTAGATTCTGCCCTGCACGACACATGTGCGAATATGCTAGGGTATAATACTTGACAAGGATGTAAAGCATACTACAATGGCTACTACTCCAGAGAACAAGATCAAGAGAAAACTTGACACGATGTTAAAGCGGCACGGCGTGTGGTTCTATTCTCCACAAGCAGGGCCATTCGGAAGGGCGGGCATCCCTGACAGGATTGCCATAGTTGCAGGAAGGTTCGTAGGTATCGAGTGTAAAGCTGATGCCACAAAGAAACCGACTGCGTTACAGGTGAAAGCGATGGAACAAATTGAAGCGGCAGGTGGCAAATGTTTCCTAGTCTATGACGACGAAACGATCTGTGAAGTGCGTGACTTTATCTGCAAATGGATGGGTCTATGATCGTCGTTGAACAGGCGCAGGCGATAGCCCTCAAACTAAACAACCCGAACAAGGTGCTTGACAGTATCCCTACTGCCAAGAAGCTGACGTATGACGGAGTCGATCTAGTCGTAACGCCGCATCGTCTTGATGAGGTGCGTGTACTACGCAACCTCGGTATCAAAGCACCGTCCCCTATCCTGCACTACTACGATTGGCAGGGTAAGTTTACACCGTATGAACATCAGCGCATGACAGCGGCGTTCCTGACTATGAACAGGAAGGCACTGGTGCTGAACGAGATCGGTACTGGTAAGACTCAGAGCGCACTGTGGGCGGCTGACTACTTGATGAAGGTGGGTGCGGTTAAGAAGGCACTCATCATCTCTCCACTGTCCACGCTTGAGCGTGTGTGGGGTGATGGCGTATTCATGGGGTTCCCGAATCGCAAGTCAGTAACTTTACACGGCACTGCGGCACGACGGAAGAAGCTACTCAAGACCAATGCTGACTTCTACATTATCAACCACGATGGCTTCAGCATTATCTCTGAGGACGCCGTCGGTATGTTCGACCTCATCATTGTGGACGAGGCGGCAGTCCTGCGTAACCCATCGACTAACAGGTTCAAAGTGTTCCGGAAGTGGATGGACAAACAACCAGATGTACGTTTGTGGTTGATGACCGGCACGCCTACACCCAATGACCCGACAGATGCTTGGGCGTTAGCCAAGCTAGTCGACAGTCCGTTCTGTACCAAAACTTACACTGCGTTTCGTGAGCAGGTGATGATGAAGATTGGACAGTGGAAGTTTGTTCCGCGACCCGAGTCAGTGGAGATTGTCAAACATATTCTTCAACCGTCGGTGCGGTACACCCGCGACGAGTGCTTCGACCTACCGGACACTGTGTTCCAGACACGCAAGGTAGAGTTGACTAAGGCTCAGAAAGAACATTACACCAAGATGCTGAGGCACTTCGTGACCGAGGCTGAGGGTGGTGAGATCACTGCTGTAAACGAAGCGGTGAAGATGCAGAAGCTAATCCAAATATCTTGTGGCGTTGCATACGGTGACGATGGCCAGAACATCGAGATCGACTGCGCTCCACGAGTCAACCTAGTAAAGGAGGTGATAGATGAAGTAGGCGGCAAGGTAATTGTGTTCGTCCCCCTGACAGGAACTTTACACATGTTGGAGAAAGAACTGTCTAAGCACTGGACAGTTGGCGTAGTGAACGGAGCGGTGTCCTCATCGAAGCGCGACGTGATCTTCCATAACTTCCAACACGCTAAAGACCCACATGTATTGATTGCTCACCCTGCGACGATGGCTCATGGGCTAACTCTGACATCGGCTTCAACGATTGTCTGGTATGGGCCTATCACTAGCAACGAGCAATATGTTCAGGCGAACGGACGTATCGAGCGTATCGGTAAGAAGCATGTATCGAACATCATCCACATTGAGGCGACTGACCTTGAGTACCGGATGTATGACCGACTGAAGAACAAGCAGAAACTTCAGGGATTGCTTCTTGATTTGATTCAACAACAGACGAGGTGACACATGTCTTTAACCATAGACCAAGTTATTTCTGCGTATCTAAAACTTCGCAACAAGAAAGAGTCCATCGAGGCTGAGACCAAAGACAAGGTCAAAGGCTTGAAGGAGCAGATGGCGAAGCTAGAAGCGTGGATAAAAGAAAAGGCTGACACTGATGGTGTAACGTCCTTCAAGACTGCACACGGTACTGCCTTCCTAACCACAACCGACTACGCAAACGTAGCCGATTGGGACGCCGTTCTTAACTTCATTGTCGAGAACGACGCATACGACATGCTAGAAAAGCGTGTCAGTAAAACCGCAGTGCGTGGCTATATCGAAGCTACTAAAGCGGTTCCGTCCGGCGTGAACTACGGTACACGCATTGATGTAAACGTCCGCAAACCTGCGGCAAAAGTTGATGACTAACTCTCTAGGAGATGACCATGAGTAATTTGATTCCTTCCAATGTACAAGTCCCTGCACACCTAATGGCGAAGATGGCACAGCCTTCTGTACTATCTCAGTCTTTGATGGGTGGCATCAGTGGTACTGGTGGCGATGGCTTCCCGCGTATTTCGATCAAGGGTTCACGCTTCCGTATCGTTGAGGACGGTAATGAAACCGTACTGGATACCACTGCCCTCGACGTTGTAATCGTCGGCGCTAACCCACGTCTGTCAAAGACTTGGTACGCAAAGGCATGGACTCCGGACAGTGAGCCTGCCGCACCTGATTGTTTCTCGCTTGATGGTGTTGGGCCACACCCTGATAGCACGCAACCACAAAACGATTTGTGTGCGTCATGCCCTCAAAACGCATGGGGTTCTAAAGTAACTCCACAAGGACAGCAGATCAAAGCATGTGCTGACCAGAAGCGTTTGGCTATCGTGTCTGCTGATGACCCTGAAGGCCCAGTGTACTTGTTGCAAGTAACTCCTGCGGCACTGAAAGGTCTGAACTCCTACCAGAAAGAACTGTCCATGCGTGGCATCCCTGCTGAGATCGTTAAGACTCGCATCACTTTCGACACTGACGCTTCCTTCCCGAAGCTGAAGTTCGGATTCGGTGGCTTCATTGATGAGGCAACGCAAGCATCTGTGGATAAGTTGTTCGGTACTGAGCACGTTAAGCAGATCACTGGTGAAGTAGCAGTCACCGCTCCGGCTCCTGTTGCCATCCCTAAACCTGCTCCTGTGGAAGCGGCTCCTGCCCCTGCCGCACCTGCTGAAGCGGTTGAGATGAACGGCGGTGAGCCGGAAGCACCTAAGCGTGGCTTCGGTGCTAAAAAGGCGGCTGAGCCTGCTCCGGCTAAGGCTAAGATTGCAGAGGAACCGAAGGCGGCTCCTGTTGCAGACGCGGCTACTGCCAGTCTGGCGGATGAAATCGCCGCTCTCGTTGGTGAGGTGAACGCTGATGATGCCTAATATGCCTCCGCTCGACTTTGCGAAGGTCGAGGCTCTACGGAAGCATATGCTCCTGACTACCGCTAACATGGCGAAATTGCTAGGAGTCTCCCGAATGACCTACTATGGGTGGGTCAAAGGGAAGCCCATCCGTAAGAGCAACGACGAGAAGGTGCGTGAAGTACTTAAGCAACTACTAATGGTGATGTCCGATCACAACTGGCCTACGCCGGAAGTGATTGCGTTAGACCAAAGTCAAAGGCTTGAGCGGCTTCTTGCGATTTTAGATAAACCAGAATAAGGTGAAGGGTGGGGGACGAAAGTCCCCCTCACTCACTGAGATGAAGGGGCACAATGGACACGCTGAAATTTCTTCAGCGAGTTCTTCCACCGACTGGTGTTTATGTAGTCACTGTAATCAACGGCGAGCATCGTCAGCAGGGCTATTTCAATACCGTAGAAGAACTTGCAAAGGCTTGTGTAAAGTTAGACCAAGCCAATAATAATACTTACTTTGCAATCTCCTCGTTCCGCGAAAGGGGGAACCGTAAGCAGGACAACGTCCGAGCAACCAAGCTAGTTGCCATCGACGTGGACTGTGGCGATACGAAACCGTATGCGGATTGGAAGGTAGGGCTAACTGAACTCGGCAAGTTTATCGCCGATATGAAATTACCTAAGCCGATGATCGTATCATCTGGCAACGGTCTACATGTTTACTGGGTACTAGAAGAAGAACTGGAACCAGACGCATGGCGACCACTGGCTAACGCTATGAAGATGGCGTTCGTCGACCGAGGCTTTGAAGCTGACCCTGTTGTTACAGGTGACATCGCTAGAATCCTACGCCCAGTCGGAACACACAACCCTAAGAACGGCAACGAGGTGAAGTTGTTGGTGGATGCTGAGCCTGTCAGCTCAGCTCAACTAGCTCATGCGCTCTCTGCATACATGCAGGCTCAACCCGTGAGCCTAGTAGATCGTCCTCGTGAGAATACGTTGCTAGGAAATCTCGCAGTCAAGCAGGAGTTCCCTCCTGCCATCGGCGCTGTGGTTGCTAACAAATGCCAACAGATCAAGACCGCACTGGAGAACCCTGACAAGGTTGACGAGCCACTGTGGTACGACATGATCGGCGTAGCCGCACACTGTATTGACCCTGAAGCTACCGCAATCCTGTGGAGTCAAGGGCATCCAACCTACTCCGAGAAAGCCACGCTTTCTAAACTTGCCCACTGGCAGCGGGACGCGACAGGCCCAACAACGTGTAAGAAGTTTGGGGATGATAATCCTTCAGGCTGCCGGGGCTGTAAGTTCAAAGACAAGATCGGCTCCCCTGTCAGACTAGGCACACAATACCAAGAGATCGCTCCGCCGGAAGAAGTCAAAGACAAAACGGCACACATGGTTCCTATGCCACGCCCCTTCAAGCGCACTGCTGATGGCATCAAGATGACCATTGACGAGACGGACATCGACGTATGTAAGTTCGACGTGTACCCAGTCGGGTATGGTATGGATGAATCCCTCGGGTATGAAACTGTACGCTACCACTGGAATCGCCTACATATGGGATGGCAGGACTTGGTACTGCGGCAGGCATATCTGACCGATGGCAACCGTGAGTTCGCTACCGCGATTGCTGACCAAGGCATTGTGTTAAACGGCAAGAAACAGACGGAGTACTTTCAACTCATGCTCAGATCATACATGGATGAACTGAGACAAATCCGTGCAATGACTAACCTGTACTCGACTATGGGTTGGAAAGAGAAGAACACGGCGTTTGTACTCGGCGACCACATCTTTAAGAAATCCTCTGATGGTTCCGTAACCGAGGAGCAGATCAACTTATCCTCTGGCGTACAGCGACAGGGCCGCGAGATGTTCGCCACTAAGGGTGACGCTAAAGCGTGGACTGACATGACCCGCATCCTAGAGAAGGCTGACCTGCGCTACCTAATGTTCACCTTGGGCGTCGGACTATCAGCACCTCTATACAACTTTACAGGTCTCAAGGGTCTGACCGTATCTCTGTACGGCGCTACTGGTGGTGGTAAGACACTGGCTCAGTACTGGGTACAGTCCATCTACGGCAACCCCGACAAGCTACACTTCGCGGCTAAGTACACACAGAACAGTTTGTTCTCACGTCTTGGTGTCTATGCCCACCTGCCACTGACCATCGACGAAGTCACCATGATGAACGATAAGGAAGTGGGTGACTTCTGCTACTGGGTATCTCAGGGCAGGGACAAGGCACGACTCAACCGCAATGCTGAGGAGCGCGACGCGAAGACTTGGGCAACGCCTGTCATAGTATCTACCAACAAATCTCTGGCAAGTAAGTTGATCGCCAGTGGTCTGGACACTGACGCACAGATGGCGCGTCTACTCGAAGTTACTGTCCCATCTAACCCGCTGTTCGCTAAGGATACCACCGCAGGCAAGATGATTTACGACGCACTGCATACGCACTACGGTCATGCAGGTAAAGTATTCATACGCAAGCTGATGGAACTGGGCGAGGAAGGGATACAGGCTACGATTGTCGAGGCGGCTGAGTCATTCAAGCAACGGTACAAGTGCAACTTCACTGGTCAGGAACGCTACTGGGAGCAGGCTATCATGCTTGCAGACTTGTCACTACGACTGGCACACCAGTGGGGATTGATTAAGTTCAACTACGAGTTAGGTGTTGAGTGGGTTCTATCCCAGATCGGTGCTATCCGCCGGACTGTGCAGGAGAACAAGCAGACTTGGAGCACGCTGGTTGCCGAGTATATGGCTGACTGTGCAGGCTCCACCGTTACGATCATGCACACAGCAGGGCAAGAGCCGCAACCAGACTACTCGCGTATTCCGAAGTCTGACATTCGCATCAGGATTGAGGTATTCCGTAAGTCACCGGCTGACCCATTCGACAAAGGCACTATGTTGTTTGACCGCACCCACTTCCGTAAGTGGCTGTCTACCCGTGGAGCTGACTACAAGTCATTCAAAGATGAACTTATTGCAGAGAATGTGAACGCCACACCTAAGTCCGAGAAAGCCTCACTGGGCAAGAATACTCCAGTGCGCTTATCTCAGACCTATGTGGTCGGGTTCAACCTAAGCCATCCTGAATTGCTCGGCGTACTTGAGACCGCCGATGTCAACGCTGATGAACTAACCTTCGGTCAAATGCAGGCGGTGAAGTAATCAGTATTCCACACCGTATATCCGCATTAAGTCGTCGATCTCCTTACGCATACTGGTAGGGGCCGACTTCTTATAGCGGAGAAGGGTTGGCTTCTTAGCTTCACGCGCCGCTCTCGGAGCAGTCTGGAACCAAGTTCTGTACTCGTATGGAGTACCACGGTTGTCCATGTTCCACTCTTTCACGAGCATCTTAACCCGCATCATTTCTTCGCTGTCGTTCGATACCGCCGCCTTAACGTAGGCATCAGTGAACTCCTTACGAATTGCGTTGGCGTGATCTCCTGCAAACTTACTCATACGAACTACGTCGTTATCTCTCGTAGCTACCGCAGGGTAGAAGCCGAACATACGACCAAGTGCCACTACGTTTGAAACCTCAGGTGATACTAACTTACCCTGAGCATTGGTGATCGAACCGTCGTTCAAGTAGGTCAGGCCATCTGCCATATTACGGACTGCCGCGATAGGTTGGTTACGCATGATTGAACTGAGCGATGTGACATCCTCACGCAAGCCGATAGCTTCTGCGCCATAACGACCAAGCTGAGTACCCAAACCTACCAGTCCTGCCATGCCTGACCATACTGGGCCTGCAAAGTTTTCCAACTCACGAGCAGGGTCAGCACCCGCTCTGAACGCACCAGACAGAGGAATCAAGTCACCGAAACCGAGGCGCGTGGACACTGTCATACCAGTGTATCTATCCATCAGACCACGCATGACAACCGGTGACATGCCCGGTGCGATCTCGTCAACGAACCCTGCAATTTCTTTCTCGAAGCTACCCATCTTGATGCCGAACATCTGAGCAAGCGTATCGATCAAGTCCATGATGTCGTCAGCGAACGGGATACCCTTCATACCTGACATCAGGAAAAGCATACCGAGGAACATCACGCGGCCCTTCGGACTCAGACCCTTCATCAACTGGACGCTGATGATTACGAACTGCTTATACATAAAGATGTATTGGAGTACGTTACCGCGAGCCATCTCTGGGCGGTTGTACATAGCGTACTCACCCTGCGATTTGTTCACAGCCTTGTATGCTTCTTCAGCAGCACGCTCCAGTGCCGCCTGCTCGGACAATCCTGCCGCCAGTGAACGCTCACGCTCCATACGGTACGCAGCCAGTGCCGTTACGCGACGGTTCATTTGCTCGGTGTATGAGAACATGCTCATCCACGCTTGGATAAATCCTGCGGTGTTGTTATTACGGACGCCGCCGCGTGCCGTACCTACTAGGGCGTTGAACTGTGCCGCCTGAAGTACACCCTCAGCCGTGGCGTCACGCAGGAACTGCGCTTCCGCTTGCGATAGACCATACTTCTGTTGGAGTTCTTTACTAGCAACGACTTCATCGAGGTGCTTAACATCTGACAGCTTAGGATTCTTAAGGTTAGCCGCCGCACGATATACGTTAGCCGCAGTCTTAGAAGCACCGAAGCCGCCACCGAAACCACGCTTAGGGTTATAGGTCGAGAGGTATGGGATGGTGTGTGTTACCAACGACACAAGGTTGATAGCAGCCGTGGCTACTGAACCACCCAACTGCATGACCACTGCCCACATCTTCAGCTTCGAGCCGATACCACTGGAGAGCAAGTCTTCAGTACTGTCGACGATGTTGCCTGAGTCAGAGTACCAATCGAGCAAACGGTTAGCCTGATCGAGGTACACATTGCCGCGTCCCAACGTAGGTTCTTTCTTACCGTTGATTTCAACAGTCTTACCCTGACCTGCGTCCGCCATGTGCATATACATATATGCGTAACGGTCGTACTCGGTCTTAGCCTGTTTGATCTGTGCTTCGTTGCCGCCCTTCTTAGCGTCTTCGTATGCCTTCTTCAAGCGGCGTAGTTTCTCTGGATTACCGCGCCACAAGTTCTTGTCGACCATGATGTCGTTCAGCTTGTGGCGGTAGAACGCTTTACCTGCAACGTGACCTTGAGTCTCAAGGAACTCAGAAGTAGCACGGATTACATCCTTATCCCAGCCCGGAGAGCCACTACGCTCAAGGTTCTTACGAGCACGAGAGTTAATGTTGGTCAGGTTTTCCACGATTGTGTGGCGTTCCTGCGGGGTAATGCTGATCTTCAGGCGGTTGACTGTGTTGATGAACTCGTTGAAGTCGACGCTGTTAGATACTTGAGCGGTTTCTAATGTACGCGAACGCTCTGCACGGAAGGTTACAGTTACCTCCTCATTGTCAGAGTTGAGTACCACGAACTCACGGTCTCCACCGAACGCCTCATCTAGTTCTGAAACTAGACTGTCCGCACCGGAGCGAGAATCATCTTGGAAGTAAGGCATTGAACTCTGGTATGCGCCGTTCAAGCGGACTGCCTTACCGTCTTTGTCGTATGCCTTCATCACCACTTGGTACTTACCACGGCGTACGAACGGAACGTATGCACCCATGATGGTACGCTTGGCGTAGAACTGTGCAGATTGAATCTGCGAGTCCATCATGAACATGTTAGCGATGGTGTTAGTAACCTCATACGCTTTATTTTCAGATAGACCTATACCATTCAAACGCTCTAATGCGCTGATGATGTCCTTGTACTTTTCGTCTTGGAACTCAGCCGCAGTATCAGTGCCGCCTTGCCAGTCTTTGACTTTCTCTTTGTTCCACAAAGCACGGTTGATAGCCGCAAGGAATCGGTTAGCCTTTTTCATAGACTCCGGATTCATCTTGATGCTTCCGCCTTGGTCGACAGAGTTTTCAGTGTACAGGTCGCCGTACTCTTTGAGGATTCGCTGGAGTACCTGAATATCTACATCGGTGAACGCACCACCAGTGCCGGTAAAGTCCTTGAAGCCTTCGACCGCAGCCTGCTTACGCTCGTGTGCGGCATAGAAGTTAGCCTCCAGTACGTCAAGAGCCGATTGGTTCACAGCGTTACGCTGCTCCTCAAACACCTTCCAGATACGGTCAGTGATCTCGAACTCAGGTTTGTACTGAATCTCCTCACCCAATGAGTTAGTAACAGTAAAGCCCTTTTCAAACTCCTGACGGTTTACTTTACCTGCGTCCATAACGCGCTGCACAACGGCAGGGTTAGGTTGCGGGTTGCCGTACTGATCGATTGTGAACAGGTCGCCCATGTCCTTCATCATCTTGTCGGTCAACTGACCACGCTTGAGCAGTGCTGCGTAGGCTAGGAGTTCACCAGCTTGCTGGAGTTCTTCCTGAGTTGGGCCACCAGTCCAGCTAGGTGTGTGCGAGAACGTGGTCAAACCTTCGTACTTAGTTAGGAAGCGTTTAGTACGAGCCGCTTGCTTCTGGAAGATTTCAAACACCTTCTGAAGACCCTCGCTTCGGGTCGCCATGTTATCCAGAGTCTGGACAGTTTCAGAAAGTGCAGATACCACGTCATTGATGCCGCCTCTAATAGAGGTGAAGTCAGCGTCAGCAATGCGCTCGAAGAAGGCTTTGAACCCACGAACACCGAACGAGTTGTTGTTGAACGCGTTAGCGGCGAACGCTGAACTAGCTAGGCGAGCCGAGTCTTGCTCCAGTGAGAAGCGACCGAATTTAGTTTCCTTAGCTAGGCGGTCAAGGTTACGCGCAAGTACCTGCGCACTGACAACGCCATGACCTGTGCGTATGTTTCTACGAGCTTGACCTACCCAGTAGCGGGCCATCTCATCACCGAACTTCATGCCGAGCTTGTTCAAAGCAGACTTAATGAAGTTCCAAATCTTCACGATGGTAGATGCGTCGATAGCACCAGCCATGTCAGCTAGCACTTCTTCGGTAGCCTCCATCTGACTCATGCCTTCCGTAGCCATCATGCGGTCAACACGCGCACGGACAAACGGATCGCTGTTGTAGATGTCGTTGAGGACAGCCTTCAACTGCGCCGGAGACAGGATAGACTTCAGACCGAAGTGGCCTAGTGCTTCGTGAGCCAGTACAAACTTAAGCTGATCTTCGGTGCGTACACGGTCAGCGAACACAATCACCTGATCGCCTACAGAGAAGCCGACAGCACGACCCGCCATTGCTTCAAAGTTCTTAACAGACTTAGCCGCACGAGCGTAAAGTTCTGGGTACTTAGCAGCCAGTTCAGCCATGTTGCGGACGACAGTTAGATTAGGTTTGACTTTCAGCTTAGCGAGGAACTGTTTAGCCAACAGCTTGACTTTACCAATACCAACAGTGGTGTTGATGACTGATCCATCATCACGGTAGAACATACCCTCGTTAGAGTCAGTCGAGTTATCAAACGAGTCGATAATGTCTTGGTACTCGTCGTCGTAAACGGTGTCGTCGAACGTGTCCTCTTGGACAACGGTTTCTTTCTGACCACGCTTGAGGCGTTTAACTGCCTCAGCTTCTGCCTCAGCTTCAGCTTTCTCAGCGTCCTTGCGAGCCTGCATTGCAGCACGCTCATCGGCTTCAAGCTGCTTAAGCTGCTCAGCAGTCAGTTCTTTATTGACAGGGGTAAATGTGCCAGTGTCCACGCGCTTGCGTAGACGCAGCTTACCGTCCTTGTCGAAGTACTCACCGATCTTACCTCGGTCAGTCATGTAGTTCTTGTCAGCGGTTTCGTACAGAGCCTCGATAGCTTTGACGAACTTACTGTTTGCCTTGTTGCGGATAACATCCACACCAGTGGCAATGCGTTTGATGCGGTCAGCAATAGACTCCGCAGCCAGCTTAGCTGCGTTCTTCTGCTCTGCTGAGGTTAAGGTTTCCTTAGCAGCTTCCTGCTCAGTCGTACCAATACGTTCACCTTTGGTTGCAGCCAGAGTATCGGTGTACCACTTAGGCGGATTGGTAATGGTGGCCTTGATGGAATCTAGTAACCCGCGCTGTGCAGCGAAGTTCATCCACGCTTTGGCCTGACCCTTGTTAGCACCAGACTTGTACGCACCCTCAATCTTGCCGAACGCATTGACCTCGCCTACAAAAGCGTCGTCAATGATTTCCCACTGCGCACCTGTAAACGTGGTGTTGTTCATAAAGGCTTCAGCACGCTCGCGTACTGAGTACCCGAAGGTAGACAGGGTCTTGGCGTTGTTAGAGTCGGTGTTGATAAACGCCAGTTCGATGACGGTGAGAATCGCGTTCTCAAACTCGTTCATGTCACTGGTGCTTTCAGCCGTAGCGATTGCTTGGTGCAAACGGTCGACTGCGTTCATGTCGTCTTCGTACTTAGACATGAGGTTTTCAGCAGCGTAGCCGTTAACTTCGCCACGTTTGTAAATCGCTTCCCACTCAGCTTTAGCTGCATCAGGTAGGTTGTCGAACTCGACAACAGGTCTGCCGTTAGGCAGTACATCGACCATCTCTTCCCATGCTTCAACTGGTGTAGCGAAGCCTGTGTCTACTTGCTGATCGACTTTTTCCTGATCTGTCCGTACGTTATCTTGTCTGTCACCAGCTTCCCGAACGGTCGCTGCCGCTTCCTCTTGGCGTACAGTTCCCGCTCCCTGCGGCGCTTTGCCTCTCCTGAGGGTTTGGCCTTTCGCTGTGGTAACTGGCTGTTCTGTGGTGTCTCTGCCTCGAACTTCCGTGCCAGCTTGGGGTTGTTCGCGTACATCCACTTGCGCTGTGCTTCGCTCTTGAACGGCATTTGCTGCCTCCTCTGCTTTCTTGGTTGCCTCCTCAGCAGCCTTAGCTGCCGCTTCAGCACGAGCCACCGCAGCAGTCAGAGCATTAACCTGTCTGCCGGTTGGAGGCGCTTGCGTCGCACCTTCTTCAACTACAGGTGCTGCAACAGGGGTAGTCGGAGCCGCACTTCTTAGAGCGGCAACCGAAGGCTCACCACGCTGTGTAAAGAGAGGTAGCTGACCAGCTTCACGGTACGCCTCAGCAGGGGTAACTCGTGCGCTCAGTGGTAATGCTGCCTGCTCAGCCGCAGTTTGTGCTGCCTGTGCATCACGCTCTTGCTGGCGCAGTGCTTTACGCTGTGCTGCCTGCTGAGCCTTAGACATGCGTGGCAGTTTGACTTGACCACGGAAAAGATCGAGTTGCTTAGGCGGAGTAGGCTGTGCCGGAACGGTAGGTAATTCTTGTTGCTGTACCAGTGGGCGAGCGGCTGCTTCACGGCGGTCTTGTTCCGCCATCGACAGTTCCATCTCGCGGTACTGACGCTCAAGTAGCTGGGATTTCTCACGCTCAGCCTGACGCTCCTGCTCGGCACGCGCTCGTGCGGCCTCTGCTTCCTGTGCTGCTTTCTCAGCAGCTTGAGCACGCTTCTCCGTAGCGGCAAGCATTGCCGCCTGCATCGCGTTAATCGGCTGACCTTGAGCCTGAGTCTGTGCAACTTGTGACTGTACGTTTGCACCTTGAAAGTCGAGCGGCAGTTCCATCTGTGGGGATGGTTGCTGTGGGCCGACCACTTCTTGCTGCGCAGGTTCACCGCTTAGCTGTTCGCTTACGGCCAACTGCGGGTTCAAACGCGTGGCAAGTTCTTCTGCTGTCATTGGCTGACCGCCAAACACGTTAAGCACGCCTTGCTGTCCTGCTGCCTGACCCGGAACGGTAGGAGCATTGATAGTTACAGGGGTGTCAAGTGCAGTAGCAGGACGGGTTGTTCCGTCTGGGCCAACCACATAGTTAGGCTGTTCACCAACTGCCACATCCGGAACCGGTGCGCTGAGCAGCGGCGGAGTAGGAGCAGCAGGTGGCATTTCAGGGCCAAGTAACTCACCTTCTCGTGGGCCAGTGTATGGGCCAACCTCACGGCTGTCGCTAAGTTTCGGGCCACTGCCGGAGTCAAGCAGGTTAGATTCTTTACCCTTACGCAGGTTGGCAACACCACCCATTGGGCCACCGACTGCAAAGCCTGCGGCGAACGAGTTGACCAAACGGTTCAGGGCTTCGTCAGAGTAGTCGTACTGGTTCTCAATAGCACCAGCACCCATGAGTAAGCCTTCTTGACCTGCTTCAGTCAGACCTTCAGCAGTACCAGCGACACCGAGACCGGTCATGCCACGGCGCAACGCACCTCCTTTCGCACCGCCGATCATCTTACCGCCAAGCAAACGCTTGCCGATCATGAATTCAGGGATGGACTCAAGAGCAGCGTAAGGAATACCACCGAGAAGGGCAGTCAAACGAGAGCTGACATCACCAGCATCTGAGCCAGTGTCACGCAACTCACCATAAATATCAGATACACCCATCGCATAGCTGTTAGCAGCCACCGCAGACATAGCCGCAGCCGACTGGAGCACACGTTTCTCAGCTTGGTTAAGGGCTTCGCCCGCCATGCGCTTGCGTGCCGCAGCAAGTACTTGGCGTTTGAACTCAGCTTTACCTGCAAGGGCAGCGAGGGCAGTACCACCACCGACCAGTGGGCTACCAGTCTGAGTAGTACCGGCAAAGAAACCCGCCAGTGCTACTGCAATAGACTCAAGTAGGTTCGGGCCTTGCTGCATAAGGTTAGCGACAAACCAGTCGACACCACCCTCTACTGAATCGATATTGGTGAACTCACGCTGGTACGGTTCGTTGTACTCAAGTTCTTTTGCGGCCCGGTCGACAATACCCTGTCCAGTTTCTTCAAAGCCGAGGAACTGTAGGCCACGACCACCAAGAAGTTTCAGGTTGCTAACACCGATGTCCCAGTTCTTAGACATCAAGCGACCGATTGATGGGTCTTTGATTGTCTTAATGTACGCGCCGTAGTCCTGCGGACTCAGGGTCATCCAGTCGTTAGCTACATCGGTAGGCGCAGCTTTAGGCTCTGTGCCTAGGTACTGCTCGGACTCAAGTGCTGCCGTTGCGTTCTCGACATCGAACAACGCACCATTGACAAACATCTTTTTGGTAGATGGACTGTACTTAACCTGTGGCCCTTGGGGAGCCTGCGGAGAGTCCATGTCAGGTAGTGTAAACCTAGCGTTCTCAGTCAGAGCACGACCGTATACGGCTGCATCAGCCATAGTGGGGCCAAGCGACTGGAGACCAAAGTCTTTGTTCGCCTCCATGATCTCCATCGGAGTTGAAGGTATGTTTACATCCATCGCTCCCAGCATCGGGTTAGCGAACGAAAGACCGGCTTTAGCCATTATCTACCTCACTGGGCTGCTGACTGATACTGTTGAGCAGTATACCCGCCTCCGGCCTGCGGAGTAGGAATTTCAGTCACTACTGTCTGTGGTGCTTTAGTACCATCTGGCATTTCTACGACGCGCTCATCAGCGCGGAACACTCGGCCACCAATGCGGTAGACCACTGCGCCTTCCGGCGTAACCTTAAGGTCTTGAACACCCATCTGCTTGAGCTGTTCAGTGCGGTAAGTATTCGCACCTTTGAGTTCTTCAACCGTGAGGTCTTTGATGGTGTTCGCAGCGATCTTAGCTTGCTCCTTATAGATGTCGATTTGTGCCTCGAACATCTGGTCGCCACGCTTAACAGCACGTTCAGTCTGCGCTGCACGGAACTGGGTGTCAAAGAAACCTCGAAGCCAAGAGGTCAAGTCCTTAGACTCCATTACCTTCTTACCTTCTTGACCCTCAATACCCAACTCAAACTTACCGTCAGAGCGGGAAGTAATGGTGTAAGGCGTACCTGAGTAGTGACGAAGGATACCTTCAGCACGACCGGTGGAGTTCACATCAAGATCAGCCAACCCTTGCATACCGTTCAGGTAGTACAGATTCTGGTCAGCAGTCTGAAGCTGAGCGTATAGTTTATAGAAACGATCCATGTTGCCAGAGGTGCGTGCAATACGCGCCAACTGTGCAAGTTCCTGACGCTGCTGGATGCCACGGCGAAGATCGAACCCAATCGCACTAGGCTGCGCCATGTAGAAGGCGCTGTTAGGCTGAACGATTGCACCTTCAGGCTTGGTCACATTCTGGTCAACTACAGACGGAGAGGCCGCAGTCTTAACGCCAGCTTGCGGAACCGGAGTGCCAGTCTGGGTAATCCCCGGTGGTACATTAGCTGCCACCCAGTTTCCAGTGTTACTAGACTGGACTGACGTAGGCGCAGCCGGAGCCGCAGGTGTAGGTGCAGCAGCCGGAGCAACTTGTAAATTCTCAACGGTAGCGTTCTGGTTAGGAGCCACCATCTGTTGGCCCTGTGCAGGCGCTTGCGTTGCAGCAGGCGTAGCCGGTGCAGTCGGAGCAGCAGGAATGTCCGCTTCGTTAACACCCAACTGGCGACGGAACTTAGTAGCTACGGCGCGAGCCTGAGCCAGTGACTCAGGAGTGTTAATAGCCAGCAGTTCGTTGTACATCTCACGCGCTTGCGCAATGTACTGTCCTGATGCTTCTACGTTTGTACCGCCAAGACCGAAGAAACCTGTGTCTTCAGCAGCCGTAACCAGTGCCTCGATGCGCTCAGCAGGTGAATAACCTTTACCCTGACGTAGCTTCTTGGCGTCTTCCATCAGCTTATCTGCGCGGTCATACGCGCCAGCAGCAGCGAACTGACGAGCCTGTGCTTCCATCTTACGAGCGTTGTACAACGCAGCCGTATCGATACCGCCGGTGGCGAATGACTCAGGGTCATTAGGGTCAGCCGGAGTTTCAAACAAGTTTGGATACTTGTTGGTGAAGTAGAAGTCTAGGTCGCTGGTCGATTCCTTAGGAGCCATGAACGCAGCTTGGTCAGCAGCAACCGTACCCTTAGCCGGAGCTTGAGGTACTGGAGTACCAACACTTACATCTGCTTGCGCTTTAGGCGCAGCAGGAGCCGGAGCGGGTTTAGGCTCAGGCGGTGGGGGTACGTTAATCTGCGGACGGCTTTGACTCAACTGCCCAAGATCAGGCAGTTCAAGGTTTCCCGGGCCATACTGCTGCTGAAGTCGACGTTCAGTCTCGGCACGTTGTAGTGCTTCTAGGCGTAGCTGGCTCTCGGCTCCGCGTTGGTACGCACCGGGATCCATTGCGAACGCACGTTGGAATAATCCAGCCATTGCTGAGTCTCCTTAGCCGATTTTGCCAGCGAGTGCTTTACCTGCTGCTAGGTATTGTTTGTCTTCATCAGATACTGTGCTACTTGTACCCATCAAACGACCCAAGAAGTCAGTGGTGTTCTCAGCAGCCGCTGCACGACGCTCTTCCATCTTATTCGCTTGAGTATTGAGGTTAGCCAACTGAGACATGTAGGTAGTGCTAGCTGTTGGGATGGATTTGAGTCCAGCTTCAGTCAACTTAGTCTGACCTTCCATACCTTGTTGGAAGCCCTTATCGTACGCAGAACCCACGTTACGAGCAGCTTGCAAGTTGAAACGACGCTCATCAGCAGCCGAGAAGCCTCTACCAGTACGCAGGCCAGCGGAACGCTGAGCCTCACGTTTAGCACGGGCCGCACTGATAGCCGCAGTATTGGCAGACTGACCAGCCATGTAACTTGGATCCCAGTAACCAGCTTGATTCAGCAAGTCAGTTGCACCATCCAAGCGAGCTTGGAACGCAGCTTCGTCTTTCTCTTTCAGAGCACCGAGTTCAGCCAACTGCATGTCATAGAACTGCTGTTCAGCTTCAGACATCGGAGGCGTACCGTTAATAGCCTGACCAGCCAACTGAGCACCAGCTTGCAACGCAAGGTCAGCAAGACGGTTAGGATCAGTAAACTTATTAGCCAGTGCTGACGGTACTTGCTTCATCGCTTCAAGGAAGCTGTTAGCCTTTGGAACCGTAGTAGCTGCAACAGGGGCTACAGGCGGAGCTGAAGGCGGAGCAACCGGAGCCGATGCGGTGTTCAGGCCAGCCGGTGGGTTCACCGTGCTAGCCGTAGTCATCGGAGCTTCCATACCTGCGCCCTGCTGGGCCAACATGTACTGCTGGTCAGTCATACCGCCCGGAGAAACGTACTGATTGGCACTGGTGTAAGCAGGAGTGTCGCCTAAGAACGCAGCGTCTTGCTCAGCAAGCATACGAGCCTGCTCAGTCTGAGGTGCGGTGTTAGACAACTGATCTCCGAGTGAGCCTTGACCAGTCTGAGAGATAGGCTGCCCAGTGTTAGGATCAATAGTCTCGCCGTAAGCGTTAGTCGTAGTCTCCATACCAGTGATAGGATCAATGGTCGTAACAGGAGCGCCGCCACCCAATGCAAAGGCAGCGTCATAACCGGTAGCAGTAGCGCCCGGAGCAGTCAGTGATGGGTTAACCACACCTTCTGTAAACGCAGCTTCCTGAGCCGCAAGCATCTGAGCCTGCTGGGTAGGAGCACTGATGTAACCTGATACACCGCCAGACAGACCGCCCATCAGAGCGCCCTTCTTAATGTCTTGGCCGGTCACGGCTGCGGTAATCGCACCCAGACCAGCGCCAACGATGGCTGAACCAATCACCGAACCAGCGGTAGTCACTACGCCAGCAGCCGCGCCTAGCGCACCTGAGACAGCAGCGGAGACACCGAGCGAGCTAGCGATAGCCGGAGCAGCAATCGGAATAGCAACTGCCGCAACAACTGCTACAACCTTAGTGATGCCGCCGCCTTTATGCTCGGTTTCATAAGCTTGACCGATAGCTTCCGCAATCGGATTGAGGGGGAAGTAATCGATACGCGTCATGTTAGACCTCCGTTAAATCCTGTCGCATCTGGACATAGTGGCGTTCAAACCCAGCACCTGACAGGATGCGCTCCATTGCTGGTGCAACTGAACATTCAATCATTCGTACACCGTTGATGTACGCCCAAGAACAAATTTTGCCCCAAAACCGCTTCATTAAATGACGCAGATCAGAGCCTGCAATAGCCACTACATTCATAGCTGCATAGCGTGGGTACTGGCGAATTTCCATCACCAATACAAACTTCACATCTGGTAGTTCTAAGTCGTCATTCTTAGCTACCATAACGTACATACGGCCATGTAAGGCCGCGTCGTAAATATCGTCTACTGTTAGCTCACCGTGCATGGCTTCGTTTACCACGCGCTCTAGGTGAACCGCTGCCTGAGGCCAGTATCTATCAAGAAGTTCCTGTGTGGCGAGCAGTACAGGATGGTAGTCGTCTAACGACGGCTTCTTAACTTCCTGCTCTTTTTCTACCACAGACAGCATCACTTACCTTCCGAGTACTTGGTCAACAGACTATCGAAGAACTCAGTACCCTTCGCCTTTACGACATGGGCTGGAATTACATACTCACCCTCGTGGGCAGTAATCGGAATTGAGCCGTCTTGGTTAGGGCTGTTCTCAGGCAACTTACCGCCAGAACGCATAGAAGCCATCGGCTGCTGCATCTGAGCAGACTGCATACCTTGGCCACCAGCAGACTGAATCTGTACATCAGCTTGCATCGCCTTAGCAGCCATAAGGATTGCCATAACCAGACCTTGGTCGTACTGCGGAGACAAATCCTGCTCATCAGCCAAGCCTTGCTGGATGGCGAAGCGGCGAATCTGCGGATACATCTCAGGATTCTGTAGGACAACCTGCGCCAACTGGATTGCCATGTTCAGCTCTTGCTGGGTCAACTCACCGGACTGTAAACCAGCTTCAATCGCCGCACGGATACGAGCAACAACTTCAGGGTTCTTATTCATAAAGTCCTGAACTTGCATGTCCAGCATCTTAGGGTTCATGTTGCCACCAGCCTGACCACCTTGCGGCTGGATACCAGCAGGGCGAATCGGTGTACCGCCCGGGCCAACTTGACCGCCTACGGCATACGATGGTTGTGAACGAAAATCTAGTACGGGTGCTTGTGGGTTCATACCGGCTGATACTCCTGTAGGAATCTGGCCGATACCTTGCTGGTTAATAGCAGTAGTCGGCATTTGCATGATCGCCAAAAGAGGTGGCGGTACATCTAAAGAAGTGGTGTTTGCGACAAGCGCAGTAATAGGCTCTGATGGAAAGCTAGAAATTTCCGCCATTGGGTCGCCTTGTGGGGCGAGTCCGTTGTTTTGGTTTGTATCGTTAGTCTCCATCACTTACCTCTTAAGTTGACGAATTAGCAGGTTAAGTGCTTGTCGTGTATATGCTAAGTCGTTTGCCAAAGTTTGTACATCGTTAATTAACTTACCATAATCATCAAGCCCTGCCACTTCCTGACTGCTAATTGTATACCCTGTACCCTTAGCTGACACTTGTTTCATGTCCTGTAGTGGCAGTTCGAGCAACGTAATATCACCCTTGGTTACAGCGCGGCTAGCGCCGTCGCCTTCATTCCGCTGTCCAGTTAGCAGTTCGATGTTCTCTTTGACCTGTGAGATCAAGATAGTCTGCCAGTCGGTCATGCCGCCCTGCGGGACGTTAGGGATAGTGGTAAATCTAGCCATTATGCTGTCCTCAATCCGTAAGGTGTTTCGCCAATGTGAATGGCCCTAACTCTAGCAGAACCTGACACAGCCACTTCAAACGTATCAGAACGATACCCCGTAGGTAAGCGGAAAATATCCGACGACGCAACTGTACCTTGGAAGATCAGCGTCTTATCTGCCCACAGCTTAAACGTTACAGGAAGTGTGCCGGTTATTTCCTTGAGCGAGCGGGTTTGCCCATCTCCGTTAATAGGGAAAGTATTTAAGCACCCTTGGTTTTCCACGCGAGAGCCTGCGTCCGTATAGTCTGTCGGGCCGTTGACACAGCCTAGCTGGATACTCTTAGCCCAGATAGCGTTGTTATACGGAGCCACTGTCAAGTTATACGCAGCAATATTCTCCGCCTCAGTGTCCGGCAGAGTGTAATCAGCGATAACGCGTGCAGCACCTAGGTTCATGTAGTCCCTAGTTACAATCGTTTTGGACTTCCACTCCATTGGGGACAACACTTGGTCTGGGTTATCCCACTCATAAATATTACCGTTGTTATCCCCGACGTAATACAGGATGTTGTTAAGCTGGTCGGTATACGCAGTCGAGAACGTGTACTGGATAGTTACGAAATACCCGCCAACCTTGTCATCACGCTCAAAAATAAACGACCCGGCTGAGTGTGAGCCGAAGTATTTACCATTGTAGAAGTGCCCTACTAGGGTACTCGGGTCTAGGTTTGTCTCCCAAGTATCCCAGTCGTGGACAAGTTTGGTTACGATGTCTATGCCAGAAGCTGGCGAGAACACCGCTAGTCCGCCGTGAGTTGCCCACATAACCCCGCCTGACTTTGCACCCATGTTTACTACAGAGCGCTTGGACAAGCATGGGTAGAGCGTATCGATACGCGACGCCTTCATAATTGCAGGGTCACTACCGTCGATTAGGTATGGGTATTCTTCCGTCAGCACCACGATAAAGCCCGCGACAGGCTCGACCGCGACAATGTTAGATTCAAGGGTAATGCGGTAGTCAACCGGCCATGCCCACGGGTGGTCAGGTTCGGAGAAACATACTTGGTTATCGAAGAAACCTACGAGAACGTTGTTCTGCGCGGCACGCAGCCCCTGTAAACCCTCAGGAGGAGGATCGTACATCTCAGACTCAATCGCGTCGAACAGGTTGTTGACGTTGAAATCATCTGTAAAGTCGTAGCTGCCGTCGCCCCAGTAGCGGGCAGGGAAATCTAGGAGTTCGGACACGTCGTGGTACATCGTACCAGTGGTATCTGCGGTATCGCCCACATCGGACGCAGTCTGGTCGAACACAACGGTGTAGTCGTCCACGACTTCTTTAACCGTCCACTCCCCATCAAAACTGGACTGGGTACAGCCATTGAGCTTGAACCGGTCGTCAACGATAAGGTTGTGGTGGTCAGCGAAGGTAACAATCGACTCGTTGCTCACACGCTCAACACGCGCAGTAGCCAGCGGGAACCATAGATAGCCAAGGCGCAGGAACTCTGTCTCTGACGCAGACGACACAGACCGGTACAGAGCAATACCACGGATAAAGTTATCTCCAGATGGTCGGCTCGTCGGTAGGCTAGACACAGTAACGGTCTGGCCTTCCTTAACGTACACCTCCGCAGACGGGTTCGATGGGATTGATTCCTCACCCCACGGTGTCATCCATGTGTAAATATATGTGCGAATCTGTGTGTTACCGGCTAGATCAGCGCGGCCTGAGGTATTAGAAGTTTTTGATACTGCGTCACCCGGACTGTAGTACTGGAACTCAGTGTCGCTGATAACCGTAACTTCCACGTTCTTAGCATTGAAGGCTTTTGCCTCGTCGCTCGTACCAAAATCGCGGACAGTTACGACGTTGCCTGTGCGTAGGTTGTGATTGCCAGAGCACCAGAACGTAGCAGTGTTACCTGAATCTCGCTCGTAGTGTGTAGCGCTGACTACGGTAAAAGAAGTAGAAGACGCCGACGGTCTGTCGTCAGGTAGTGGCAAACCAAGATCGTAGTACCCGACGGGGTATGGTTCTGCCCCGTTAGTTGCCAGCTCATAGTTAGAAACTTTAGGTATGCCATCGCCGGTGTAGTAGAAACGCTGCTCGTTATCTTCAGTCGAAGACGCGATAACGATGTCTACATCGGAAGTCCATGACAACCATACGAGATCGTTTGTAGATGGATCGCGTAAAGCGTGCAGCTTTTTGATCGTGCCGGTACGGTTTGCATTGTGGGCGATGGCTGGTATGCGGTAAGGAATCAAGTCCCCTGAATACAACTTTACGTTGTAGGCAAGCTGCGCTACACCATCGGGCAGTAGCTCCGACGAGATTTTAGGCGCTTCGCCTAAGAACTTGATTAACTTTACGGCAGCCATTTAGACCATCTCCAGAGCCTGTTCAAGGGTCTCGTTATTACGGCGAGTCCAGCCTTTACCAAATGTACCAAAAGTTTTCAAATTCTCATAGAACTCTTGGCGCTCAGCATGTACTTTTCTGACAACATCTTCTGGGGAGTGCTCAGCTACATGACGTAACGTACCCGGGCCGATGGCTCCGTCAGCTTCAGCTCCAACTGCTCGCTGGAGGGCTTTGGCTGCGCGTCCAGTACCAGAATTGACAGCCCAATCAAACACACACCAATCCACACCAGACGGTAAATCATCACCTTTCACCCTATCCCAGTAGTTCTTCTTGTAAAGTGGGCCGACATCAGCGGGCGTGAGTCCACGCATCTCAGCTTCGTCAACCTCACGGCCTACAAACTCTTCGTAAACTTTCTTGGTCACACCCAAGTTGGTCATGCCACCGGGGTCTTGCGGATGGTTCACGAACCCACCTTCGTGGTGGAGCAACATGTCTAGGCATTTCTCAAAATTATCTCTCACTGTAAGTCCCCTTTCGGCCTATTAGTTTGTGCTTCAATCGCTTGCTCGTAGTACACAATCAACTGCTTTTGCTGCTCGATATAGCGGGTAATGTCCGCAAAGTTTATCGCCATCCGCTCGTAGTCACCGACAGAGATCACATAGAACACCAGCTCGCCGCCGGTTTCCTTCTTAAAGCGTTCCTTAAACTCTTCCAGATTATCCGCTGTAACCACATACCACGAAACATTCTTCATGGACAGTGGGCGAGGATGCTCCTTAACGTCAATCTGAATTGTTTTGATCTTTGTTTCCGTTACTACTATCGGCTCCGGTGTCCGCCATAGGCTGCACCCGCTTAATAGTAGTAATAGACTCAAGATGCTTAAATGCTTTATCTGTGCCATTGTTGATTCTCTTCTCGATTAGCCCGGGTTTTTTCAGTGACAGGTTGGTTAGGTCGTGATCGATCAACTTATCTCTCAACGTATTTACCCGTGATTCAGCTTCGTTGTACTTCTCAGTCAGCTCCTTGTTCAGCTTCTTAGAAAGCTCTGCTGCCTCTTCCATTCGGCTGATAGTTTCCTGATTGGTCTTGTTAGCAGCTTCTAACGCAAAGTTGTTTTCACGAAGTTGCTGGATCGTCTCTTGCGTGGATGTATAGTAAAAGTACACCCCACCACTCAACGTGGAGATCACAAGCAGCATCGGTAGGATTCCGCCAAGGCCAAACATAGTTAATCCTTGTTCTTCTTAATGGCGTCTACGCCGAAGAATACACCCACCAGCAAACTGGTAGATGGGAAGTAAATCGTAGCCATCGACGCGATCAGATCAGCAGCCTTGTCTACACCGGCGACAGACGCACCTAGTACAAACAACGGGTAGCCCAGCATGCCAAACAATACATACCAGATCATCTTGCGCTGCTGGTCACGCTGTGCATCGTCATCTTCCATACGACGGCGTTTGTCTTCAAGCTCAATAAGCGCCAGCTCGTGCGGGTCAATCTTACCGTTACCATTCTCGTCGTATTTATCTAGCAGTTCAGACATAGTGCCTCCTATTTCGCTAAAGGGTTGTCTAGGGCTTCTTGCACCCGCTTGTTAAGCTTGTCCTCAAGCTCCTTTAGGTCAGCTCGTTGGGACATTCTAAGCTGCTCACGCTTCGTCTCAAAACGTATTTCAGCGTCATCGATCAAAGTGCGGACTTTTTCTTCGGTGTTACGCACCATGTCCTCGACTCGGTCAGCCTGCTTCTCAATACGCAATATGTCGTCACGCAACCCATTCTTGATGTCACGGGAGTAGTCCAGTGCTTCCTGAACCTTAGCGTCCATCACATCCATCTTCTGCTGGTACGCACCTAGGTCAAGCCCCGCCACTTCTTCCACCTTTTGGTACATGAGGAAGCCGCCGTAGAGAGTTCCAACCACAGAACTAAGGGCAGCCAAAGCCATGCCTAACTGAGTAGGAGTAAACCGATAGCCAAATAGGCTGAGCCGTTTGTCAGCCAAGCCTTCCAGTTTTTCAAGATCGTCACCAAGGTCTGCCATATCAGTTCTCAAACTTACTGGTTGACTGTAGTTTACGCAGGTTCTCCAGTTCCTGTTGAAGCCTCTGCACCTCTAAGCGTTTCTTCTGTAGCTCCAGTTGGTAAAGCGTATTGCAGTTAATCCGTTCTTTAGGGCCGTCCAGCGGGATAATAATCCGAGCGTACATCCCTATATCTTTAGTCTCCGGGTTTAGCGGATCGTTACTAGAAAATGGGCTAGTCGCATTATTGATAATGCCCGTCACACCAAACTCGACATTCGTGCTACCACCGATAGCGTTGGAGCAGTCTAAATCACCGGCTCGAAAGTGGTCGGACTGATAGCTGCCACCCGCGTTAGGAAGCTGCAAGTTTAGTGAGCTGCTGTCAGCTAAGGCTTTAGCCGAAGAAATAACAATCAGCAGCCACCAACCGACGAGGTAAAACAAAGCTTTCACTTAAACCTCGAACATATCCGCGAGGAAATCAACGGCGATTTACCGTTATCTGACCTCAGCTTTGACTTTGAACACACATACTCTGCCCGCTTTACATCTTCTCGGCGAATGTAAAGATCAAACTTAACATGACCCAAGTACCTAAGCCGCAATAACTTATAGCTACTAACAAACGGTACAGGCTCCCACTCACTGTCAAATATTCCAACTTCATAATACTCTACATCTTGGCGTTTATTAAACATCTCCATAGATGTTTGCATAACACCGTCGACATACGACGGACTCCACTTAGGGTACGTCGGCGTCATCTCATGCGCGTACGCAACTGTGTAGACGCCAAACCAAAACGACAAACCGAGCAGCGTAGCTACCCAGAGGGCTATTTTGCTATACATTCCGCTACCACTAGCGCTCGGTAAGTACCACCGGGGAAGGCTTTGTTGCCGCCGTAGACAGCAGTCGAGCTGGTCTTAAACCAAGTTGAGCCTGCCAGCGTCAAGTCGTACTCAGTGGTCTGGTCATACGTCACCTTGTCAGTTTCGTACGCCGCCATGTTTGCGTCAGATACCTGCTGTACCTCGGTAGCACCCGTCCACGTCACACTGTCACTAAGAGAAGGGCTAGTGCTAAAGCTAGTTGGGTGAGTAATCCGAGCCTTATAGGCATCAGCGAGCGACACGTCATAACGCACCACAGGAACCACGCCCCCGTCAGCAGGTAAAGTAGTAAGAGTGTAAGCGTTAGGGTTTCCATAAATACCCACCGTGTCCGTGTTGATGATGCAACGTGACTGCACAGTACCCGTAATAGTGACGGTCTCAGCCTGTACTACGCCAGAAAGAAAACACACTCCGACCAGAATTTTGACACTTTTCATATTCATCTCCCGTACTGCATGCCGACCATGCGGTTATGCAGGACTTGTTGGGCTAAGCCATTGCGTAGACCCTGTCTACTCTCCGGCAGTTTGGAGTCGATTAACGCCACAGTGTCCCCATAAGACCCGCCGGGAATTGTGGCTGTAAGGTATGGTGTCAAATTATTAACACTATTCATAGCCTGAATCATCGCGTCCTGCGAGATACCGACCGCTGAGGCCACGGCTGTTGCCGCAGCTTTAGCACCGTCCTTACGGCGCTTGTCTTCCTTCTGCTTATCTTCTTTCTCGTCGTTGTCGTCGTACACTTCGCGGTCAGTTTCCTGCGTAGCATTAGCTACATTAGGATCTTCTAATGCGTTGTACACCTCGACCTCTGTCTTGGGGACTAGGCTAAGGGGGTCAATAACATTACCGCAGGCTGGGTCGTTCTGTACGCCAGCGCAAGGGTTGAGTCGATACGAGTAGATAACGGTTGGATCAGTTACCTGCCCTACGCCTTCCACCTCGATTGACCCTGCGCCCCAGTACTTGATTGGTATGTTAGGGATAACTGTGAACTTGTTGATCGTAGACCCGGGTAGCCCAGACCAGTCGTCGGTCTCGCGGAATATGTACCCGCCGTTGACTGCGTCCTCGTTCTGGACGTGGACTTGCATTGGGTCTGCTGGGTTTTTGACTGCGGTGTACTTATAGAGGACACCGTTAATGTCCAGTCCTTGTACTGAATCCAGAGAGAATAGAGAACCAGACATGCTCCAAGGACTACCCCCAGCAGCAGCATTATTAGACTGCCCAAAGACATAATCAGAAGACCAAGAAAGCGCCGACCATAGTGCCAATAATGCCAAGAGCGCGGTTGCGTTTCTGCTCTGCATTTAGCTCCTCCTTGTTTTCCTCGGGTTGATCTACAGTGTGGGTCTTCCACGCAGCCTTCGCGTCAGCACCGATCATGCCGTCGTATGGACAGGGAGTACCAGCGTGCATCATTGCGTCAAAGACCTTTTTGTCCTGACACATCACGGAGATTGCTGCGACTTTCATCCCCATGTCGTACAGCGTCTTAGCGTTCTTGAGGCGGATACAGTTCTCCTCGGTAAAGGTCGAGCCTACCGAGATACCTAGAATCTGCGTCTGCACTGCACCAGAAGCGCCGACGGTGCAGAGGTCTGAGTTAGACCCTGAGCTGAACTGGGGTGAAATTGCTGAAGGGGGTGGGGACTTGACCGTAGTGGTCATGCTACCGTTAGTCGTAACGGTGCTCTCCGAGGTAGACTCGGTAACAATAGGGTCAGCGGCGTACGCCGCGCTAACAAGCAGTGGAAGTAGCGTTAGCCACGCGAGCTTTTTGTTAGGCATTTACCCGCCTTTTTACATTTAGCGGGAGTCTTGCACGCCGCACATGGCTTAAAGACAACGCCGCCGGTTTTGTATGCCATCTTCTTCGGTGCTGCTTTAGATTTACAGGCCATGATTGATCCTTACTTGTCAAGTTTAGAAGCCATTTGCTGGAGGATTTGTTTCATCCAGTTCTGCCCTTCTTCAATACGCACGAGCCTAGACTCAAGCGAGTTGTTCTTAAGTGCCATTTCTTCGAGTACTTCAACGCGGTTAGTTAGCGCAGACGCCCACCACACTGTAGCAATGATCCATGACACCATCGTGACCATGAGCGCAACAGGGACGCGCTTGTCCAAGTGCCAGTGATTATCAGTCTGCATTTCCACGTTGTGCCTCCAAGACAGCAGCGGTTTGATCGAAAACTTTGAATTCAGGCTCCTCAGGGAGTTCCGGTTCTTCTACAACTATCGCCCCCTCAGGAATATCCGCAGATCGTATGAACGATCCGTCTGGCATCATGAGGAGCGGGGTCTTGTTCATGTCACTCCGGCTTCGGATACTTGGCCTTCACCGCCAAGCAAGCGTCAATGTATGCCTGCACCTGTGCGGTATCGCCCTTCACAATGCCATCAAGGTAGTCGGCGGCAGGTGGGTATTCAGCAGCACGGTCACGAGCGTATTGCTTTGCATCGTAGTCGGCTTGCAGACGAACGAGTTCGGCTTGGATTTCGGCATCGGTTGGATTTGTTTGGTTATCATCTAACCATTCGACATCATCACCACGAACAGCAAACTTTGCGTCTGGTTTTAATGACCTAATTGCTTCAAATTTTCCGTAAATCATCCTGCAACCTCCACGGCAATTAAAACTGAGCAACTTGTGCCGCCATTGTCGTTACGTTGTCTATTTACATATAAGTCGCCGTTCTCCGCCTCATAGTAGTAAAGGCGGTATTGCAAAGAAGAAGTGGAAGATGGTGAGTCTAAATATACAAAACTTTGATTTGAGATGTTCCAATCGCCGTCTCCACTTACGCCATCGTCAGCAGTGTTCCAACCGCCTGTACTAGAATTTGTACCGCCCACGTAGGATCCTACAAGATTAGGCATAAACGTGTTGCCGTTTCTCAGCATTTTTACTGCGCCATTTACATTAGACTTACCAAAAGCAATTGAGCCAATAAGCAAAATTTTGCTTGTGCTAGAGCTTGGGGTTATGCTGACATCAAGCCCGACATAAGCCGAACCAGTTAGCCCTACCTTTGTGTTGAAATAGGTTTGCACCACTTGCAACACCGCACCTGACGGCATATCTGAATCAGTCAGCCCATACGTCACCGTCTTACCGGACAAGTCCAATGTGCTTGCCAGCTTTGCTGCGGTGATGGAGCCATCCGCAGGGACAGCATCTGCTACCGCCTCCGTATAGATAGCTTCAAACAAAGCCGCTGTTGGGCGAAGCTCGAAGCGGTCGCCGATAGCAAACGCACGGGCAGTTGTGTTGTCCTGCCCACGCACTACCGTCATAGAGTCACTGGAGCGTGCGGTTACTTTAACAACCTCAAGGTTGTTAGCCGTGTCAATCAGCGTGGCGTAGAAGTAGTCACCAGCGCCAAGTGACGGATAACGAGACCCCTGACCACCGTCAAGCGTAATCGTTGTTGCACTCGAATCAATACCGGTCGAGAGCGTACCGTAAGCGTTGTTCGTGACTTTTACGCCCATGATCTATCACTCCGGCTTAGTTGGCCAAACAACATCGCTTAGCGATGAGTAGGTATCTGTTATATCGCGCAACGCCTGACGATAATCAGTCTGAGCTTGAGTCATTGTGTGGTCAGAGCCAGCCCACCAATCTGTAGCTGTTAATAAAGCATTTCGTCTTTTTCGCAGTCTACGCAGGTCATTCCCGCTTACCGCTGCGTCATAGGCAGTTTCAAACTCAGACTGAGATGGGGCGGTGTCGTTAGTACCGAAGACTTGGTAACTGCCTGTAGCGTCGTCTATTGAAAACGATTTGATACCTAAGTCAGTAAGAGCGAGTGCTACAAATCTAGGGTTATCATATGCCATAATTTACTCCTCCCCTTAGTCTAGTTTGATAAGTTTTAACATTGTGTGAAGGTGCAAACCGCCGCCGTCACCATCGCCGCCGGATGGAACATAAACTGTTACGCTAGTTGAACTAGAAAAAGTACGGACAAAAACCGTAGTTCTTGATGATACTGGCCCAACGCTATCTTCTTCGTGGGCGTGGGTTACTACGTCTGAACCATCTTCTCTATACTTAACTGTTACACCGTCAGGGTCACCACTTGGGTACTGAACCGCTATCGAAGATGTGAAAAGAATAAAATATCTGCCTGCCGCTATAGACACAGTTCTCAATGTATTTGCACCATAAGAACCCGAGAATGTGCCGCTATTCGTATAAGTACCGTTCTCAGTGCCGAAGGCGTCGCCTCCCGTACCCCAACTAAACGTGCCGTCTCCATCAGAAAGAAGTGCCTGACCAGAAGAGCCATTACCTGATACGTTTAGCTCAGAAGCTCCGACCGCGTTAGCCTGAATCATGGCCGCCGTAATAGTGTCCGTACCCGGAGTAGCATCAGCTACAGCCTCAGTGTAAATCGCACCCAAAGCAGCCGCCGTAATACGCTGCTCGATACGATCACCGGCAGTGTAAGACCGCGCAGCAGTTGATTCTTGCCCGCGAACAACAGTCAGAACGTCGCCTGTACGCGCAGTACATTTGACGATCTCTAAGTTATTCGACGCGTCAATTAGGGTTGTGTAGAAATAATCTCCGCCAGCTAGGGTAGGGAAACGAGCGCCCTGCCCACTCGTTACAGTTAGGCTCGTATCACTACTAGCAACACTAGAGGCGAGCGTAGCGTAACCGTTATTTGCAAACTTAACGCCCATTTCCGAACTCCTTAGTTAACGGTCACAGTCCAAGTGATACCGAGGGTATCGGCTGCGCCCTTGTTAATCACAGAGAACACAGTGCGGCAAAGCAGTGTGCCAGAAGAACTAGCGTTAAAAATACCAGCTTCTGTGATTGCACCAGTGCCAGTGCCTGCGCCAAACGTTGCAACATACGCAACACTGTTAGCAGTCACGGTAGTAGAGGTCAGAGCAACACGGCCTGCTTCAGTACCCAGTGCAGTGTTTCCCACAGCGGCGGCGGTGTTATCCGTACCAATCGCCATATGGCTCATTGCGGTAGCGGTCGCGTCCTTCATGCGGGAAGCAATGTAATTTTTACCTACGGTAACGACAAGGTTAGGAACCACGGTCTCGTGGGTTACGTTACCTTCAGGGTTTGTGACCGTGATCTTCAGTTCGCCGGTCAGCTTTACAGAATCTTGAATCATGGTTCGCTCCTATTACAAGATCGGGGTTTCGTTGACTGTATATCCGCCAACGGTACGGTCACTGGCATCAGTATAAATGAAGTTTACAGCGAGTCCAGCATTACTTTGGTCAGGATATGTGACCCATTCGGTGTTCATAAGCGCCTCATTCAAAAGGCCCGGCCCACCTATCACACCGGTATAGTTTTCGTACAGAACATTGGCGGTCTCAACACCCCATAGCACGGCGTTATTGACCATGCTAGTTTCGGAGTTGATCGCAGCCGTGCCGTGTAGAACGCTGAACCTGCGGTGTTGGATAAATCCGCGATTGCGCTTGATCTGGTCGAAGCCGTACCCAAAAATCTGAGAGCCATTGACCATACCTAGCTCACCATTCACAGCGTAGCGTGTGTCAGGTGTGCGGCTAATGTTCTGCCCCACGCCAATGTGGTAGCCCTCAATCTGCTCTAATCCTGAGCCGTCTGAAGCCACTACATAGTCTGGGTACAGATAGGTTGACTCACCGAGGGTGAGCAACGTGTAAATACTTTCAGTAGCAGTAACGCTATCTGTTAGTGCTTTTGCCGCGCTAAACGTAATCCCGTCAGCCATACTGAGGACATCAGTAAGGGTTTTACCGGTAATCCACGCGGGGGAGTCAGTCGCCGTAACCGGGTCGGCATCAGCGTCAGCATCGCTGCGGTCATAGTCGACGTTCTCTGTAAAGTTTTTAACTGCGACATCTGTGATCGATACCGTATCAGACAGAGCCTTGTTCTGCGCAAACGTGTTAACTGCGTCTGTAGCCGTCGCTGTGTCAGTCTTACTAAGCCGTGGGTCGAACTTGGTGATTGTGTCCGTAGCTGTCGCCGTATCGGTCTTGCCTAAGCCCGGGTTGTTCTTGATGCCTTCCGTCGCGCCAACAGAGTCGCTGAACGGTTTTGAAACGTCCTTACTGTCGCTCTCAGAAGCTGTCACAGAATCTGTAACGTTAGGGCGAGTCAGGCTCTTAGCGTCAGTATCTGACGCTGTAGCAGCGTCTGTAAGGGTTTTACCGACCCCTAGCGTATTAACAGCATCAGTAGCCGTAATAGGGTCTGGATCAACGTCGTCATCTGATGGATCAAAGTCGACCGAAGAATTGATCGCCTTAATGTTTGACCCAAGCATATCAACGGTGTCAGTAAACCCACCGTGCGTAAAGACTTTTGCGTCAGCCTCAGACGCTGACACCGAGTCAGAGTACGCAGTTGTTACATCAAACTTGTTGATTGTTTCAGACGCAGTAACTGAATCGGTTAAAACTTTACCGACTGTAAAGTCGTTGATTGCATCCGTAGGCGTAGCTAAAGATGTTGTCAGTTGTTTGCCTACGCTGCTGTAGTGTAAATCTGACATGGTAAACGCGTCTGCCACGTCTGGGCGAGACAGCGTCTTAGCGTCAGAGTCCGACATCGTCACAGGTGTCGGGTCTACATCGTCGTCTGATGGATCGAAGTCAATCGGGTTAGTGAATACTTTGAATGTGGACTCGGTGACGATCACTGAGTCAGTCAATACCTTCCCGAAGTCTTTTTCATCTGCGTCGGTTACTACCGGGGCGTCAGTAGCTACTGCGCCAATATCAAAAACCGGATAGTCGTCGTATGCGACAACATTCTCAGCCGCTAACGGGACAAGCGGAACGACGTACACAGACGCCTGTAGCGTCGGTGGTTGGGGGGTATCCGCAGAAATTGAGTTTACAACTACGCTGGCGCTAACCGTCCCGGCAGCCAAAGCTACCGATATGCTCGGTATAACTGAGTAGCTTAGCCGTATTCTCATGTCAAGTCTTCACGCACCCTAAATCGCAGCAGGTCATATACAGTTTGCGCTGACCCGTTAAAGTCAACCACGACTTCACCTTCGTACTCGCCCGGGTCTACATTCAACACGCCGCCACGGAAATCAAACTGGACTTTACCGTCAGTCCCGCCGTTTGGCTTCGTACATGAAATAGTAGATAACAGCGTAGTAGTCCCCATTTCACGAAAACGTATGCTCACAGTAGTCGTAGCAGCCGACAAGTCGATAGCCGCCAGCGTCACATCATCGGTCAACGTCAGGATAATTACTGGTAGTGCGTCGCCTTGAACTAACTTAATTACGTCTGCCATATCAACCTCACGCGAAAGGACGCATTTGTACAGTTAGGGAAGAACGAGATGCCCCGATATTCGCCCGTGCCCGACGCTCAGTAAGTTTGAACGTGAATTGTTTGGCGTGGTAAGCAGCCAGCTCTCGGTCGCTCCAGTTACGGTCTGGGAGCACTAAAAGATGCTGCAACGCGCCGTGCATGATGACGTTCTCAAGTTCATCAAGAACCGTTTTGTCCATCCCCGTAGCTGTTCGCAGCGGCTTTAACGCTACGATCATCTTAATGTCGTAATCGACTGCGTCATCAGGGAGGGGGGCAACAGAGAAATGATCCGGGTCTAGCTGCGTTACATAGCGCGGAGTAGCCCGTTTATTCGGGTCACGGCTGGGCCAGTCTGGCATCATGTCGTGCAACTGCTCTAGCGTTACAGGCTCGATTTGAGCGCCGTTGATAGACGCTGTAAGGAACGCATGCACTTCAGCTTGCGTCGGGGTGTCGTACGCGTAATCGTACGCTCCCGGCGTCAATCTAATCATCGGCTGCTCGTACCGCCACGCTAGAGTGCGCTCACACGCCTCGATAGCTGCGTCACGAACATACTGCTCGATGATTGGGTTAGGACACCCCGGCACACTAGGAGCCAGTCTAGTAACCACCGAGTTAAAAGTACGGTCAGCCATTAGATAACCTCATCGTCTGTCATGCCGCTCTCCTCAGTATCGGTAATACTGCGCGACGCACCCGAAGCACCGAGCGACTGAGTAAACGATTTCTGGAATAGCTGAGCACGGTTGGAGTTGACGTGCTCGTTATCGACAGACTCTGCCAAGAACACAGTAGCGTCCACTACAACTGGGAAATACGCATCCGAAAGAAGGGCTACGGTGTCAGCACCGGCGTAATCCGGCGGAGTCTGGGCATATTCACCAATCAGAATCTGACCTGAGGGGGCTTTCGGATAGATAAAAAACTTGTTGTTGTTGCGCACATGGCGCATCCAGTTTACTGCTGGGCCAGCGGTGTCATTCATCCACTGTGGGTACGCTTGGTCAAGCGCCTCACGGTTAACCTCGATGACGCCGTCCCCACCCTTCACGTTGTAAATTTCCATGATACGGATGGAGTCTGAGGGTGCTGATTGAACGACAGCCCCTGCTGTGCAGGGGATTTCGCCGATGTAAGCAAAAAGGTCAGGGCGCAAAACGGCAATGCGCTTTAGGGCTTGGTTAGCAAACCCCAAAAGCACAGCATCGCTGTAGCGCAACGGCGAGTTCGTGTCTTGCAGAATTCGCCGAACCTCTGTGATTACATCATCTAGGATCATTCAGGTAGCCCTCGGGATGCTTCTTCAGCCAATTCTACAGGGGTTGTGTCAACTTCAACAGAAGTTTCTTCAGTAGTCAGGTTAATTTTTGACTTGCGACCCTTCTGCTTGGTAGGGACAAAACGCTCAGGGAACGCCTGTTCCTCGGTTACTTCCTCACATTTAGGGTTCTCAGCGAGGATTTCGCTCCAGCCGTAGATAGTCCCGTCAACTTTATTTCGCAAATAACGCATATCTCACTCCTTTCAGTGTTGCTGCGTAGTACTTTACCACTTTACCTTATCGGCCCAGTATGCCGCAGACATTTTGCCTTTAGCGATATTTTTGCCGTGGCGTGCCTTAAATGAAGCACGCTTGGCTTTCATCTTGTCAGACTCACCAGCTTTAGGTTTGCCAGCAGTCTTTGCTCCCTGCTCGCCAAAGCGGATGACTTTCTCTTTACCGTTAGCACACGCCTTTACAACGTGAGACTTTTTAGGATGGTTAGGTGTCTTCTTTGGCTTGTTACAAGCCATCTTTGATTTGTCTGAACGCTCAGCCATCTTAGAAAACCTCTTAGGAAAAAGGGGGGCCGAAGCCCCCCTTCGTCAGCACTTAAGCGCAGTCTACGACTACAGCCCAGAGCTTCATTACAGCCGCGTCAGCAGCATTAACGGTTACTACGTCAATGGTGTCCGCAGCGTTGTAGTACTTACCACCAGCCAAGCCAGTAGGAGTACCCGCAGCAGCGTTAGTTGCGTAACCCGCAACAGCATTAGCGTCAACGCCGTCAAGGTAGCCATCCGGGTCAGTACCGTCACCTACGTCAACGGTAAGAGTACCGCCTTCAGCAGTAGACACGTCCAGACCAACAGCCAACACCATAGTGTTAGCCGGGATAGGCAGAGCCTCGATAACGTCACCAGAGGTCAACGCAGTAGCGCCAGCAGCAGCACGAGCAGCAGTAATTGCTGCAAAGTCCAACTCAACGCTCAGCAAGCTGACCTTGTTAACACCAGCCGCAACGTGTGCGGCAGAACCCTTGTTAAAGCCAAGGGAGTCAGTGTAAGTAGCCATGTCAAATTCCTCCTATGACTTAAAGGGTGATGATAGCGGTAGCCAAAGCTTCCGGCTTAACAACCTTGTAGCCGTAAACCTGAAGACCACGAACGATGTTACCGAAGGTAGTTTCAGAACGGATGGTTTCCATGTTCGTCATCTGAGATGCGAAAGTGAAGCCCATCTTGTGGCCACCAAGGATGCTGAACTCAGAGCCTGACTTGTTCAGGTTGTGAGACATGTAAATGGTGAAGCGGTCGATCATACCGATGCGGCCATTGCGCATTGGAGAGGTGTTGTCACCAGTGATCGATGCGTCCTTCAGATCAGAACGCTTGATGTAGCCAGCCATCTTAGCCGGGATAACCAAGAAACGATCAGACTCAGGAGCATTAGCTTCGTCCAGAACAGTACCCATGTTAACGATCAGATCGATAACGTTGCTAGAGGTAACTGCAACTGGAGTACCAGTTACGCCGAGGTTGATGTCAGCAGAGATACGGCCAGCGGTCGCACCCTTGTTTGCAGACGAAACGTCCGGAAGAACGTCAGTCAACACGCGCTGATCGATCTTGATCTTCATACGCTCAGAAGCGTCCTTAGTCCAAGTATCCATCAGGTTGATGTCGGTCTGAACCTGATCCACGTCGTCTTCAACAGCAGCGAAGTACTCGCCCTTGTCGATGACCAACTGGAGTTTCGCCTTGTCAGGGTTTTCAACAGACAGAGTCTGGCCCTTAACGTAGGTTTTGATGGTCAGTTCCGGAGTGGTACGGATGTTAACCGTGTCACCCATCTGACGAATCTCACCTTCATAGTCGGTGTTAGAGATAGCCGAAAGTACGGTCGCATCGTAGAAGTTCTCGATGAGTTTGCCCGACCAGATTTCCGGGATGAAGTTGCCGCTGTAACTTGGGCGGCCTGAGGAAACTGCGAAAGCCATGATATGTGCTCCTTAAATTAAGCAGTGACTATGCGACCTTCTCGCTGTGCAGCGAAGATGTCGCGTTCGATTCGGCCACGCTCCTGTTCCCTACCCTTGTAACGACCCATACGCACGTCATTAAAGAAGCCCTTAATGTCGTCCGGCGTGTACGTCTTAGAGTCTGTTGCAGTGCTGTTCCCACCTGACCGCCCACGGCCCGGTGCTACTTGGCGCTCCAACTGGGAGGCAGAAGCCTTCCGATTGGTTTGAGCAACTGACTTACCATTCAACTCATCCCAAGCCTTAAAGAAGCTCGCCACGCGACGTACGTCGAGGTTACGCTGTGCGTCCTCTAGGTATGTCTGACGACTAATGCCAGTCAGCGGGTCAACTTCCAACAGCCAAGATTGGAATCTTTCACTGTCGTTAGTGTCCTGCCAATGTGGCACTGCATTAGAGAGTTCAGTCCAGAACGCCTGTTCGTTATTTTGTGCTTGCCTCTGCGAAATCTGTTCCACTTTAGGAACTACGCTGGCCTGCAACTGACGAACCATACCTTCTAGTTGCGCAATGCGCTTCTGTGCGGCACTAGCTTCTTCACGGCTAACGCGACGCATAACGTCAATCGATTCGCCGTACTCCTCAACATCTTTGTCTGTAACCAGTTTGTCAGTCGGCGTTTCCGCTATCTGCTTAGCTGATTGATTAGACAAGCTGCCAAGAAGCTGCTCTAGCTGGCTTACACGCGCTGCAAGTTCACGACGCTCCGCATGGAGCCTCGGTACTTCTGCGTTGTACATGCCCTGAAGCGTTTTGTACTTCTGCTCTATTGTCTTACCGTCTTGAGTGCCTGCGTTCCCTTGCTCCTCGGGTGCAGACGGAGTCGCGCCTTCGTCCCCACTGTCGGCTTCAGCACGCTCTACATCGTCATGTGAGTCATCCTCAGCAGCGGCGGTCACGCCCTCTGATTCCTGAATCTCGCCATTTAACTCTTTGTAAAGTTGCTGTACAGCCTCAGACTGTTTACGAACTTGCTCTGGTATTGCCATGTTGAACGCTCCTATCGGTGTGCGTAATTAAATAGAGGCTGTCATTTAGACTTTGCCGCTAACTCAGGGGACTCAGCGACGAACTTAGAAAGCTCGCCCAGAACCTGACACCGCCCCTGCGCAAGTGCCGGATTCTGTGTGACGTTGGGTAACTGCTCCAGCTCATGCTGTCGCCATTGAGCCAGCCACTCCGCTAACACGGGGTACTGGCGTACGGCAGCGCCGAAAGCCTGAATAACCTCAGCGTCAGGACGAATCATCCTGCGCCCCCTGTCACACGGTTACTCACTGTGTTGCCTTCCATTCCACCTTTGGGGGAACCGTCAGGTTGTGTAGGCGTCGGAGCAGACTGTTGCTGAGCAGCTTGTGCTCGAACAGCCATCCTCGCCGTGAACCCTTCTTTCTCCCGAGACGGAACGATGTCATCCACAGGCATCTGCAAACCTTTAGCCACTTCACGAAGAATCGCTGCACGGCCATCCTTACCAATGAGTTCCATATCGATCTCGTTGGCGGTTGCGTTAAGGAATTCGAGTCGGCGTACGTTGACGGTCTCTTTAACCGCGAGGTTGACCGCACCGCGTGGCATGATCTCAACGTCACCCTTAATCGATTCGTCCTCGTCGTAGCGCATGTTGTAAACAAACTGGCGCTGGACGATGGGCTTAATCACATCAGCATCGATGTGCATAACAACTTGGCGGATCCCTTTACCAGCAGAACCCATCAGCATCGACAGGCCAGACGCTGTGCGCCCTGCTCCGCCTACGCTAATGTCGCCCGACACATAAGACGGGATACCGGAATGGTCATCAGCCAACTTGGCAAATTTCTCGTAGACACCCAGCAGGGTAGTAGCGTTGTCGTCTGGCTGAGTGAAGCGCACCGCAGGTGAGCTAGAACCAAACGGATCGTTCGTTACTTGCCAAATCTTCCACGGGTGGAGCTGAGTAATGTCTTCATTCGGCGGGATACGCTCAAGGTTAACCTCGACTTGAGGGCCAGAAGCGATGCCCATGTTGTTAACCAGCGCACGCGCAGCAGCGTTACATACGTTCTGTATGTCTTCGATAATTTCTGGAATACCTTTTCCCCAGAAAGCTCCGGGCACTTTGAACATAGATGTTTTAGCATATGGTTTCTCACCTAGCGGGTCGTAGTTAAGAACCGCTTTAATAACGTAGTTACCCACGATCCATACGTTAGCGTCGTATTCACGGGCAGGGTCTTCGACATCGTCTTCAGTCAAACCCCACTCGATCAGCATCTTTCCGCTGACCTTACCCCAGAACTCTAGCGCGTCAAAAACTTCGGTCGGGCGCGACTGGGTGTGGAACTTACGTTCCTGCTCGTCTTTCTCGAACTCAACGTCTTCGCTGATCCAGCTCTGCCCGTTACCGATCTCCAGAACTTTGCGAATAGCATCATCGTCGTATCCCGGAACGCCGATAAGATCAGCAAGCTCACTACGACTAAGAGGATGATGCTCAAAGATATACCCAGCATTAAGGTTAGAAATACCCGGTTCAGGGTAGATACGGAAGGGATCCACTCGCTCATATTCAGGAGCAATAATTTCATCCGCTTCAACAATGGTCTTTCCATCAGCGCCCTTTGCCCAGCCTAGCTTACGCTGGCGACGGACAATCGGCCCTTTCACGAACGCAGCAGGATATGTAACCAAGTCAGTAACGAAGTCGTTGAACGCTTCACCCCAGCCGCCTTGAGCAAACTGGTCGCTGATCTTCAACTTCATCTTGTCCGCACGATTCTGCGCAGACTGCAAAACCTTAAAGCGATAGTCTTGGCCGACCATCTCTTTGAGTTCCGCCATTTCATCAGGGCTAGGAGCCTTACCTACTTCCTCAACGATACGAATTACCTGCTGGGCAAACGCATCTTGGATTTCCTTGGTCTGCTCAGGCGACATATCAGGGATAGGGGTAGGCTGCAAATCCCACGGGGGAGCGCCGGTGTCCAGCAAAATATCACGCAGCCAGCTCTCAGCCGCACGACACTTTACCTCTGTAATCATCATGTAGATTTCAGAGCCGCCCTGCGACTTAATAGCTTTAAGTTTGTCAGCCTCGTACTCGCCGTTGCGCTGGCGCATCGCACGAAGCATTACATATTCGATAGGTTTCTTTGCTTGCTTCGCAGCATCCCAGCACTCGCGTAGATACGAAGACAGTCCCAGAACCACAGACTGGTTCTGACGGGCAGCGAGTTCTTTATCGACAAGCTCGCGCTCTTGTCTACGCAGATCGTCGTTGCTGATTACTTGAAGCATCAGAGTTTGCCCTCTTTCTCAAGGTATGGCATCTCATCCATAGGAACCTTCGTCTTGTCGTCATTCTTGTCAGAGTATACGACACCGCCAGCTTTGTACTCTTTCGGCTTTTTTGCAAGACCACTCGTGTCCATTTTCGGATTGTTCGAGTAGATCGTGTAAGGCTTACTGTGCATGGCAGGCTCCGTTACATTTACCTAGGCTAATTTATACACGCCAACAAGTATACACGCAATAGCAAAAAAGAAACCCCCCGCCGGGGGCTAATCGACGGGGGGTAACGTCCGGTATTTGTGAAAGCGTACCGAGATGACAAGCAGACATTATCAAGTCCAGCCTCCGGCTGCAACCCTTACGATGTCACGCCTCTGAGGAATTATAGTCCCTTCACCCGCTGTTGAGATGTGCAACATCAAATACTGGAGCGCTTCAGCAACGTGCGAGTGGTTGTTCTTCTCGATGTTGCCGTTCTTATGATGGAAGCGGTAGCCACCCATCATCGCTGCTTTAAGGTGCGTGCAACGTGGGTCAACTAAGAACGCTGAGTCACCATCAACTTGGCGCATAAGGAAGTCGTCCACCGCAGACAGGCGAGCGGAAACATTGTTGGTCTTTGCGGGAAACACACGGAAACCCTCAGCCTTGATAATGTCTACGGCGGAACGTTCATCAGTCTGTGCTCTCTGGATACCCGCCGGGTCAGTGATGATAACCACCGGCGCACCAGTAAAGCGCTCGTAGATCAGCGGTTTCAAAACTGTACGCACGAAACGTTGTATGCCCATGTCAAAGCTAACAGCCTCGTCAAGTATGAGCACTCGCCCCCGCGCATCCTGTTGCCCGATTACAGCCGCAGGGGTGAGGCCCAAGTCCATACCAATAACCACCGGGCGCACCCCGTTAACGATGGGGCGCAGCTTCTCGGTCGCCATGTGGTAGTCCGGTCTAAAGTATTTGTAAACCGGCTGGCCTGCGGAACTCAGTCCGTAGTCACCATCAATGTAAACTCTGATGTATTCTTCCGAGCGACCCTGCGTGTCGTAGTACCCTTCAGGCAGGTTCTCGATATTCTCAGCGAACTGCGTCCGACCGGACGGCTGCTTGTACACATCCCACCCGTTATCGTTAGGCGACACCCCGTCCTTAGGATCAAGGTGCTCCATCTGGTAGTACCACCATGTGTCCATAGTCGGGGGGTTGGTGTCACCCCACATACCAAACCACGTTGGCCCGCCGTCCTTCGCCGAAGGAAAACGCCCGATACGCTTAGACATCGCATCGACAATGTCAGGGTGGATGTCACGACACTCGTTAAACCAAGCGAATGTAAGTTCTAGTGAGTTCAAGTTGGCCACGTCGTCCGCGTCGTCCAGCGCACGGAACATAATCTCGCACTCGATGTCGCCCACCTTGAAGAAGTAGGTCTTGGTCGTACGCATGTAGTCCCCGCACTGTCCGGGCGGGAACCAATCCAGAAACGTTTTAATCGTAGTATCTTGGAGCTGGCGGGCGGTCTCACGCACAATGGCCGCACGGGTCTTGCGCACGCCCTGTTCGTTCGGTTCCTGCATGGACGCCCGCCGCACTATCTCAAAGCTGGACGTTACAGACTTACCAGAACCAACCGGCCCCATCAGTACGCGCATCTTCGCGTCTGACATCATGAACTTCTCCCCCGTAGGAGGAGGTGTATAGTTAATATTCAGCGCCATTCACATTCAGCCCGCTGTATACGCAAGCATCGTCCTCAAAGTCTAACTCTCTAATCTCGTCGCGCTCTTTGTACTCGTCAAGCTGCTCGATGTCGCCGCAATGCTTGCACCAGTTGAAATCAATCAGCACCGCACCGCAGTGTGGGCACACATCATCGCCATCGTCGTCAATCATAGCTCCTCCTACCAGCAGGATAAGATACTGAGTCCGCTTTTTGCGTTTCTTAACTATACGCGTTTTGAACGAAGTCCCAATGTTCGTCAGTCTGTCACACCAGTTCTCATAGTCAACTAGCGAGTCAAACCGAAGCGCAGGGAACCCGTCAAAGCGCTCGTCAAGTTCCTGATGCGTAGGCAAGGGCTTCCGGTTCGTCCGGCTCTGGCGTAACGTCTGTGTACTCTTCAGCGTCAATGGTTGCTTGGTGCTGTTGTCCACCGAGGTTGATTGTGATTTTGACTCCGCCACCGGAACCCTCCGCTGTAACTTCGTTCTTAGGCTCAAGACCGCCCCACTTCACTGTCGACTTAATCAGGTCGGCCTTCACTGCTGGCGATACGTCCGGACTGTGAATCAAAGTCCAGCTTGTTGTCAGGAGTTCTTCCGCCTGTGCTCTAGCTTTGAGCTTAAACGTCATGCCCTTATCGCGGACTTCGTCCCGATAGAACTCGACCTTCTTCAGAAAAACAGGGTCTTTGTTGAAGACGATCAGATCCGAGGCAGAGATGTGATGCCTCGCCTTAACCTCATCGAGTGTTTCACCACTTCCCTCAAGAAGTAGTGCCATGTCGAACGCTAAGCGATCCGACCACTTAGTGTGTTTCAACGGTAGTGTGTCCATGCTCCGAATGTAGTCTCTAACTTACGGGGCTGTCAAGGAATCAGGATTTTAATTGTCAAGCTAGGCGGCTCTAATTGTAAAGGTGAGCTAACTTTACACGTTCTATTTTTTGGGTCTTGTTATGAGCGGTTTACTTATATGGGGGCGGGGGGTCGTAGCCGTGTCCATGTGCCCCTCTCTCTACGCTCGCGGGACGCGCTCGCTTGCGCCCTGATAGCACCCAGAAAAGCCCTGCAAACTGGGCAAACTTTACAAATTCCCGAGTATGTTGCAGTCTGGAATCACTGGTTGAGAGCAGCCAGTAACCCGCAAGGGTTCGTTCTTTAACTTCACTGGAGATAGTCTTATGACTACATATGAAGGTAAGGTCGCGTTCAAGGTGGACGCAACCACTGGGGTTGGCAAGGTTGCACCTAATGCCAACGGTCGTTGGACTGCTGATAACGCTGAGGAATTCCTCGACGCTATCATCGAATCAGGGTTCAAGGTTTCGACTTACTCGCTCTGGATCGACGGCACGGATGTCAAATATCCTGCTGGCAAGGCTTGGACTTCCAAGCAAGTCCAAGGGTTCAAAGACAAGGCAAGCTCAATCGAGCTGGTTCTGGTCAAGCGACCCTTCCCACAGCCCAAGCTGAAGCTCACCATCGGCGAGCCGAAGCCCAAGGCAAGTCAGGGTAAATACACTCTGATCTAACCGGAGAGGCGGGGCGAAAGCCCCGCCGATCCAAACCCAACGCGAATCTGGAGGAAACTATGAAAGATCGCAAGACGCGCAAGGCGGAGACGCGCCGCTACGAAGTTCGCTGGATCGAGTATGACATGCTGTACATGCGCTGGTTCTGTCGAGCAAATGCTGCAACCAACTTCGCGGAGAAGTTGCAGCGCCAAGGCCACGAAGTCCTAGTGGCTCGCTGGTAAAAAGAGGAGGGGGCGCAAGCCCCCTCCCAACCATCACAACTGAAGAGGAGTTTCCATGAGCGAAGAAGAATTGACACTCAAGGAAAAGGCCACTGCGATAGTAGCCGCAGTGATTGTAGCACCGATCTTGTACGCACTGCTAGTGATCGTATTGAGCTTCGGACAGTAACCAACCAACAGCCCGGCGAAAGCCGGGTTTTTTTATTGCCTGTGTATCCGTGTCAAGTTAGTTTTCTCTCCTGTATTAGTATAATCCCATACATCGGGGGGTTATGGCACGCACTAAGAGGCGCTTTGTAGTGTGGTTCCTGTAAAGTTAGGCCAATCCGGTATGTCAAACGCAACTATCTAACTATCTAAATCAGGGTGGTGTAAACTTAACCGCTTTTTAGATACCTAAACCTTACATGTAAAGCACCATAAGTGTCTGATAAACAAGCCAATTCGCTATATCTGTACAGTATTACTATCTATTTTATCTATTTTATCTAGTAAAAATACATATACCCTTTGTTCACAAAATATATTTCGCAACAATGTAAGGTCGCGGACTTTCTTTTTAGTACCACATTACCCAAAAATTCCTAGATAGTTTAGATAGTACCTCCCAACCCCTTGATTTTATTAGCACTTGACTATCTAACTTTACCTACCTACCCTAAACAATTATCAGATAGTTGCCGCCCCCTACTAGATAGTGCTACATGTAACCTTACATGACTAGCATCTACAAATACGAAACACCCCCAAACTTGACGGCTCGGCGGGTCTGGGGCAGGCTGGAACCTCACCTCGGCACTTGCCGTTGTGTAAATTTATTAACCCTTTTTAAGGAGCAATCAAATGGCTAAGAACTATGAAGGTACTTTCAATGCCCGTGTAAACCCTAACACTAACCTTGTGGAGCTTGTTGCTAGCCGCGACGGTACTGGTAAGTACAACGCTGACGATGCTGAGCTTGCTTTGTCAAACATCATTGACTATGCAAGTGCTAACAAGTTGTCGCTTAACCGTTGGGACTTCTATATCCCTGAAGTAAACCAGACTATCGCAAAGGATAGTAAGGCGTTGCCGTTGACTAAGGTACTCAAGGCTATCAAAGATGGCTATGTACCGACCATCGGTGTTGGTAAGTGGGGCAAGCCTAAGATGACTATCGCAAGCCCTGTTAAACACACTGTAGCTAAGGCTACTGCAATCCTGATCTAACCCGATGGGGGCTACACTGTAGCCCCCTTTATTTTAACTTTACATATGGAGCAATGAAGTATGTTAAACGCAAACCTTTTCTTTGAAGCCTACTACTCTGACGATGACAACGAGTTGTCTGACTTGGTAGAGATTATCAACGATACATGTACCGACTTCGTCGCTAGGGAGTCCGGTAGTCAGCCAATATTCGGTGGCTCTAACGCTTTCTCTAACGGCATACATAACTATCTTGACTGGTTTTATGACGGTGATGACTCTGCTATGGAGATGCCGCTATGACTGACCGTGTAGCCAACAAGAACTGTCGTAGCTATGTTCAGCAGTGCAAGCCCTTTCAGGGCAGTAACTTGTACGGTGTTAGTGTCACCGATAGCAAGGGAGGTGATCGCTATGTCGTGTATAGTTACGGCACTCACTACCCTATGTTTATCAAGTGCGGCAAGTACTGGTGGGAGAACTCCGATAGGTATTCAGTCAGTACTAGCAAGCACCGTTCACAGGCTCACCCTCACACAGATACTGTAAAGTTATCTACGCATCACATGATGCTACTTGCTGAGGGTGGTTATCGAAGCCTAGTCGCTAACCGCTTGAGTGTAGTAACAGACAACCCACGAGGATGGGAGGTAATCGACTGATGCTGTGTACAGTTTGTAGATCAGAGGCTGTGCCTACCCAACGCTTGTCGTTGGGCTATGGCACTTGCCTAAAGTGTGGTGAGGCTAAGGCTAGGGAGGTGGTGCATACCATCGCCCCTATGCACAAGTCGAACTATGTGGTCATCACTGACCTGTCTGACCTTAAGGGTCTTAACAACAAAGGAGGATTAGTCCGATGAATTGGTTAAAAAACTTCGCTTGGCGCGTCTACCAGTATCCGGTAGTTGTGCGGTACATCGTGTGGATTGTCATAGGCTCTCTGCTCGGTGCTATCGGTGGTCTTACTGTCAGCTTTTTGGCGGGAGGATGACATGCGCAAACTTATTGAGGTGCTAGTAAGCATCCTTATCGTCACTGCATTCAGCACCATCATGGTGGTAGCCATACTCGAATGGTTAGCAGGGTGCGGTGAGTCTTACACCGACGCATATGGTGTGCGTCATCAACATGAATGTCTGTTTATTGACAACAAGGAGTGAATATGAGAACGGCTTTGAAACTGTTTGTGCTTCGGCACGGTAAAGGTGGAGCCATCGTTAAGGGTGATAACGGTGAGGCTCTGTACTTCAGGGAGAAACGCGATGCCAAGATCGCTAGAGAACAACGGCAGGGAACTGTCGTGTCTTATGGCCCTGACCACAAACTCTACAAAGGAGAAAACCAATGAGAGCAGAACTCGTTAAACAAACCCTTAAAGCACTGTTTCCTATCAAGCGCCCTGTTTCTATCGAGGGTAGTCCAGGTGGTGGTAAGACTTCCATCGTTCAGCAAGTCGCTAAGGAGTTGGGTGTAGGCTTCATCGAGAAGCACATGCCGACCATGTTGGTAGAGGACTTCGGTATCTTGTACCCATCCGAGGGGGCTAAGATGCTTGAGTACAAACTGCCCGACTGGTTCCCTGCTGAAGATCGTACTGATATTCCTGACGAGGGTATCCTGCTATTCGACGACCGCAACCAAGCGAACAACGACTTGCAGAAGGTACTGGCTAACATTCAACAGGCTCGTAACCTCCACGGTACTCCGCTCAAGAAGGGGTGGCAGGTCATCAGTACTGGTAACAGACAGTCTGACCGTGCCGGTGCTAACCGAGTGCTTAGTCACTTGCGTAACCGTGAAACTGTGATCGAGTTAGAAACACACCTCGACGACTGGTGTGCATGGGCTATCGACAACGGTGTTAAGCCAGAGGTGGTGTCGTTTATCCGCTTCCGTCCTGCACTACTGCATGACTTCGACCCTCAGCGTGACTCTAACCCTAGCCCTCGTTCATGGGACGAAGGTGTGAGTGCTGTGCTTGGTACTGTCCCTGTTGAAACAGAGTTCGAGTGCTTCAAGGGTGCAGTAGGTGAGGGTGCGGCGGCTGAGTTCCGTGGCTTTATACAGATTTACCGCAAGCTACCTAACCCAGACAACATCATCCTCAACCCGACTACTGCTGAGGTTCCTACTGACCCTGCCACTTTGTATGCACTGTCCGGTGCGATTGCAGAGCGAGCAACTGAGAATAACTTTGAGCGTGTTTGTACTTATGCCAAGCGCATGCCGCCAGAGTTTAGTGTTCTGTCCGTATCGTATGCGGCTCGCAAGAAACCTGAGTTGGCTTCAACGCAAGCGTTTACGAACTGGGCAGTTGAGCATCAAGACATCTTGTTCTAAGGAGAACGACTATGAAACTTTCAGATCGAGCACTGCTAGTGCAGTTATCAATCAGCCAGTGGACTGCGCGTAAGTATGATCGCAAAGCTACTGAGCAGGTGGCAGTAGCTAACGCTACTACTATGGCGGCAGGTAGGTACAACAAGTCCCTGCTTCCGATGAACGATTACCTAGCCCATGTACACCAGAAGGCTACGCTAATCCGTCAGAAGTACTACGCCAACACCCTGCCGTGGGGTATTGAAGGCACGATGATGTTGCCCTCTGCTAACTACCTCAACTTCATGACTGAGTTCCGCAAGGAGAAGGGTGAATGGCAACATCTTGTTGACCAGTTCTTGAGTAACTATGAGCAGTTGAAGTACGACGCTCAGCGTATCCTCGGCAACCTGTACAACGAGAGTGACTACCCATCGGCTACTGAGATTGCCAACAAGTTCCGCATGGACATGGCGGTGTTCCCTGTACCTAGCAACGACTTCCGAGTGCAGATTGCTGACGATGAGTTGACTAGGATTCAGTCCGATGTCGAGCGTCGTGTAGCTGAGGCGCAGCAGAAGGCTATGCAGGATGTATGGCAACGACTATATGACAAGGTGAAGCACATGGCTGAGAAGCTAGCTGACCCTAAAGCAATCTTCCGTGACACGATGGTTGAGAACACACGAGAAATCTGTGCGCTACTACCTCGACTCAACTTCGCTGATGACCCTGACCTAGAGGCTATGCGTCAGGAAGTTGAGCAGTCACTAGCCAACAACCATCCCGATGCCCTGCGTAACAACCCAGACTTGCGCCGTGATAAAGCCGCTGAAGCTAAGGCAATCATGGACAAGATGGCAGTGTTCATGGGAGGTGCGTAATGACTCTCGAAGATATAACGAAACTGAAGAAGCAGTTTCCCACGGCGTGGGATGTGATGATGGACAGGTTATGGGAGTTAGATCGTAGCCTGCTGATCGAGTTGCTTATGTCCCACATGGCAGTCGGCGACTGTCTGATAACGATAGCCGCCATCCAGAAAGATGTTGATGAATCAACTAACGAGGAGAAGATCAATGGCTCTTACCACTGACCAACGACTAGCTAAAGCCAAGACCGCTCTAGTACTAGAGCATCCGTTCATTGGCAACATCGCTTTGAACATGCCGTTCAAGCTGACCGATGCAGTACCTACTGCCGCAACCAATGGCAAGGAAGTACTGTTCAACCCTGAGTTCGTGGACAAACAGAACGACGAGCAGTTGAAGTTCCTAGTAGCCCACGAGTGTATGCACCCCATGTTGGAGCATAACTTCCGCCGTGCTAACCGTGACGGATACCGTTGGAACATGGCAGGCGACTATGTAATCAACAAGTTGTTGTCAGATGAAGGCATCGGCAAGATGCCAGAGGGCGGGCTACTGAGCGACGACATATACCAAGCAGGCAACGGCACTACCGATGGTATCTATAACAACCTGCCCGATCAGGGTGAAGGTGGCGGCTATGGCGGTGATGGTCAGCCGTTCGACGAGTGCTTAGACGCAGAGGGTAGCCCTGCTGAAATATCCGAGCAGGAAGCAGACTGGAAAGTGCGTGTTGCTCAAGCGGCGCAAGCCGCCAAGATGATGGGCAAGATGAGTTCTGGACTGCAACGCTTAGTCGATGAGGTACTGCAACCTAAAGTCGACTGGCGTCAGGTACTACGCAACTTCGTAGAGAAGGCTCGCACTGACGAGCGTAGCTTTGCTCGACCTAACCGCCGCTTCATTTCACAAGGACTGTATCTGCCTAGTGTCACAGGTGAAACGCTCGGCGAGGTTGTCTTTGCCGTGGACTGTTCAGGCTCCATCGGTCAAGAGGAGATCAACCAGTTCGCCGCTGAGATACGCACCGTTCAGGAGGACAGTAAGCCTACTCGAATCCATGTTGTCTACTTCGACTCGGAGGTATCGCACTATGAATCCTATGGTACTGATGATGCTCTCGATATTCGTCCTCATGGCGGAGGAGGAACTGCGTTTAGTCCTGTGTTCCAGTACCTCTACGAGCATGACATCGAGCCTACCGCTTGTGTGTTTCTAACCGACTTGGTGTGCCATGACTTTGGCAATGCACCTGACTACCCAGTTCTGTGGGTATCAACCTACGCAGACGACGCACCGTTTGGTGAAGTCGTGAAGATGTAAATAAATTTATAGGAGTTTCCAGATGGCAACAGTACGATTCAGTGAACAGTTGAAAGCAGACATTATCCGTAACGCAGAGCAGGTGTTCGTCGACCAGATCAAGCAGGCTAAAGCTAGCTATGACCCGACATGGGGTGATCGCATCTACGACAAGTTGTTCTCAGCAGATGATGTAGCTAAGTTCAACAACCTACCTGCATGGGCAATGGACAAACGCGAGGAATTCAACCTCGAAGGTTTCTATAACTGCAACGGTGATGTGTGGCAGACCGCCACTACTAAGGTAGATACCTACCGTGGCGTGGATGTACAACTCCACTTCACTACCCCTAGACCGTGGCCTTACAAGTACGACGACGCACCGACTGGCACTAAGTTCTCATGGCGTTCAATGCGACTGGACTTCAACGATGATCGTTGGGACTGGCTCAAGGAGGAGTTCAAGGCTTACACCAATCGCATCTTCGTAGTACAAGCACGACGCGATGCGTTCGTGGACGGTGTCAAGAAAGTCATAGAGTCCTACGCAACCCTAGCCCCTGCACTCAAAGCGTGGCAACCACTATGGGATTTGATTCCACAAGAGGCTAAAGACAGACACCTCAAGATCGTCGAGCGTACCAAGCGTAGCGTCGATGACTTGGATGTTGACCTGAATAGCATGACCGCCGCAGTAACCCTCAGCAAAATCACTAAGTAAGGAGCGACCATGTACGACGAAGCAGACTATCGTAGCTACAACGAGTTCAACAGTATGATGCGTACTGCTCGCAACCCTGAGAAGGGTAAGCCCCTGCGTCAGCGGTGGGCTAGGATGTACAAGGACAACGACGATATTGTTGTCCACATTACTGGCTATGGCAGTCAACCCCTGTTCCGAGTAACACCTGACAACATACTTGAGTTTGTGTTACCGAAGAACGATTACCTCCGACAGTCAAACACCCTGACGCAAGCCTTGTATAGACTTGTTCCTATACATACTGAGCGACTGCGCACTGGTGTCTACCGCATTGCCCACACCAAACAACTAGAGATGGCGCGTACTAAAGCGATGGAGAATGGTGCGTCCCGCTACGATGGGTGGCGCATTATGAATGACACCTTCCGACAAGTAGCGTTCGAGTATGAGCAGGGTATCAAGTTCGACCTGACAACTGGCGAGTGCCTGAACGGTACATGGACAGGCAACCCTGCTGAGATTCCAGAGAAGCGTCGTGAGTGGCGAGCAATGCTACGCAAGTTCAAGCGCGGTATGAGAGTCCGTGCCAAAGTCCACGCACTAGATGGTGTCATCGATCAGGTATGGGCAGAGCGTCAGAGCAAAACTTCCGAGTGGTCTAAACCAGACTGGCATCACGACAACTGGGTCAATCTCCTGCAAACAAGTATTGAGAACGATGAGTACCCGCAAGAATTACTCAAGGGTTTCGTTCAGTCCTGCCCCTACTCATGGTATCAACCTAAGAAACCTACTGCACAGGAAGTCCTTGTGTCAGTAGACAAGGTATGCAACGACCTGAGTACTACCCTGCGTCGTCGTCTTGGTGTCTTTGAAACAGATGAGCAAGCGACGGTGGCGTAAATGTAAGTGGTGTTGTCGGCGTTTCCTATGGGTGCGTCGGCAACTCACTTGTCCAACCTGTGTGAAAGCAATGGAGAAAATCAGATGACCGTAATCGTATGGGACGGTAACAAGCTAGCGACTGACCGACAGGCTAGTGATGGTGTCGTCAAATGGGAGTCACCCAAAGCGTGGTATGCGATTGTCGATAAGTACATGAACATACTGTCAGGTGTCGGCAAGCTAAAACATATTTTAGATTTGCGCGACTGGTATCAGAACGGTGCGTCACCCAATCTTTTTCCGAGGGTTGATGCCACATCACAACTAATCGTAGTCAACAAGCATGGGCTATTCCGATTCGAGGGTAGCCCTACCCCAATACCGCATGGGTTCCGATCATGTGCGTTCGGCACAGGCAGAGAGTTTGCCTACGGCGCACTGGCTATGGGAGCCGATGCAGTACAAGCGGTGGAAGCCGCAAACAAGTTCTCTGCACACTGTGGTTTAGGTGTAGAGGTATTCGCTATCGACGGTAAGGAGATTAACAATGAAGCAGAAAGCTAAGAAAGCACAAGCAGTACTGGAAGTTGTTGCAAGCAACCCACGACTCAACTATGGTCAGATCGCTAAGCGAGCAGGCTGTTCCTATTCATATGCACACAAGGTGCTGTCAACAGTTGAGCCTGTCGCGTTACATCCGACGGACAACCAGATCCAGATCGAGCAGTCAGCCAACGACAAACAAGTTGGTGGTTCTCATTACAAGGACATGCCGGTTCAACCGTGGGATGTTATGCAAGCAGTCCTCACACCCGAGGAGTTTCGAGGGTTCTTGAAAGGCAACATCATCAAGTACTCAATGCGAGCAGGACGGAAGCAAGGCAGTGACGATGGTGCTAAAGCACAACACTACCGTGAGAAGCTAGCCGAGATGCGCTTCGGTTTCTAACTCGACCACACTTAATAGTCACCCGACTGGGTGCAGGAGTTCATATGGATATAGTCACCATCGACTTTGAAACCTACTACGACAGGGACTTCTCCCTATCTAAGATGACCACGGAAGCCTACATTCGTAGCCCCGACTTCGAGGTTATCGGTGTAGGTATCAAGGTCAACAATCACCCTACCGACTGGTACTCAGGCGACAATGTAGGGCAGTTCCTCAAGTCACTCGACTACTCAGACAAGGCAATCCTTTGCCACAACACCGCGTTCGATGGGGCTATCCTGTCATGGCACTACGGCATCAAGCCTAAGCTGTGGTTAGACACCCTCTCAATGGCTCGCCCTGCTCACAATGCCACGGTAGGTGGTAGCTTGAAGGCACTCGCCGATCACTATGGTATTGGTAAGAAGGGTGACGAAGTTATCAACGCACTGGGTAAGCGACGCAAGGACTTCACACCAGAAGAACTTGACAGGTATGCGTCGTACTGTGTCAACGATGTCGACCTCACTTACACCCTGTTCCAAAAGCTGAGTAAGGGATTCCCAATCTCTGAACTACTCATCATCGATCAGACCCTACGCATGTACACCGAGCCGACTATCGAACTCGATACGCAAGTGCTTGGCGACCACTTGACTGCGGTCAAAGAGAACAAGGCAAACTTGTTGGAGAACTTAGGACTAGGTGACGGACTCACGCAGGAGCAGATCAAGAAAGTCCTGATGAGTAACGCCATGTTCTCTAAGTTGCTCACCTCTTTAGGTGTCGAACCCCCAACCAAGATCAGTCCCAAGACAGGTAAGACCTCGTGGGCGTTTGCCAAAACCGACAAGGTATTCACAAACTTGTTGGAGCATGACGACCCTCGGGTGCAGAACCTAGTTGCCGCTCGGCTCGGAACCAAATCAACCATTGAGGAAACACGAACCGAGAACTTAATAAAGGTTGCGGCTCGTGGACGACTGCCCATCATGCTGAACTACTACGGCGCACACACAGGTAGATTCTCGGGTGGCGACAAGATGAACCTGCAAAACCTACCACGCAACGGTGCTATTCGTAAGGCTCTAACTGCCCCAGCAGGACAGATGTTGGTAGCTTGTGACTCGTCGCAGATCGAGGCTCGCATGGTTGCATATGTAGCAGGGCAGGCTGATCTAGTACAAGCGTTCCGAGAGGGGCGGGATGTGTACTCAGAGTTTGCCACTGATGTATATGGACGCACCATCACGAAGGCAGACAAGGTGGAACGATTCGTCGGTAAGACTTGTATTCTTGGATTAGGTTATGGCATGGGTGCAAAGAAATTCCGCGACACGCTTGCGCTTGGACAGGGCGGTATCTCAGTCAACATCGATGAGAACGAAGCCGAGCGTATCGTCAGGCTGTACCGCCAGAAGAACCATAAGATCGTGGCGCTGTGGAACAAATGCGGACACGCACTCACAGGTATGTTGTCAGGTGGTGCAGGAAATATCACCGACTGGCTTCCATATGATAGTGACGGAATCATACTGCCCAACTCTCTGCGCATACGATACTCAGCCTTGCGTTCAACCTCGGATGGATTCGAGTACATATCGGACGCACGAACCTACCGCAAGTACGCACAAGACCCGACCGTGAAGGTGGACTGGACTCGTATCTACGGCGGGAAGGTAACGGAGAACATCGTCCAAGCACTGGC